GCGCCTCGCCATGAGCGCGCCGGGCCAAGAGTTCTACGTCATGGCCGCCGACACCATGCGCATCGTCGACAACATGAAACGTGTCGACTTCGTGCGCGAAATGCCCTTCTAAATCCACGACGCCCCGCAGAGTCCGGGGCAAGGAGAAATCATGTCTGCCTGCATTGAGTTCGCTGGCAAGCGACGCAAGAACGGCTACGGCTACACGCAGTTCATGGGCCGTCAGTTCCTCGCACACCGCCTGGTGTTTGCGCTGAACGATTGGAAGCACCCCGACGCGATGAAGGGTGTCGTGATCCGGCACAAGTGCGACAACCCCGGCTGCATCAACGTCGAGCATCTCGAACCTGGAACGGTTCAGGACAACGTCGACGACAAGGTGCAGCGCGGTCGCCACCTGATCGGCGAGGCGGTCACAACGTCGAAGCTCACCGAAGCCGACGTGATCGCGATCCGCGCCAGCTATGTCCCGTACAGCAAACACGCCAACCAATACCAGTTGGCCGCGAAGTACGGCGTCTCCCAATCCGAAATCAGCCAAGTCCTCGCCGCGAGGCGCTGGACGCACATCTGAGGAACATCATGAGCAACATCGTCGCAAGCAACATGACCACGACGCTGGCTTCCAAGCTGGCGCAACGCTTCGGCCTCGAAGCAAATCCGGAAGTTCTCGACATCCTGAAGGCGACGGCTTTCAAGGGGCAAGTGAGCGACGCACAGATGAGCGCCCTGCTCGTCGTCGCGACGCAGTACGGCCTGAATCCTTGGACGAAAGAGATCTACGCCTTTCCGGACAAGAACAACGGCATCGTCCCGGTCGTCGGCGTCGACGGCTGGTCGCGGATCATAAACGAGCATCCGCAGTTCGATGGCCTCGACTTCGAGCAGGACGCCGAGTCGTGCACTTGCATCATCCACCGCAAGGACCGGTCGCACCCGATCAAGGTCACCGAGTACATGGAGGAGTGCAAGCGCGGCACCGGGCCGTGGACGTCGCACCCGAAACGGATGCTGCGCCACAAGGCAATGATTCAGTGCGCGCGCCTCGCCTTCGGCTACGTCGGCATCTACGACCAGGACGAAGCCGAGCGCATCGTCGACATGGGGCCGGCGCAGGAAGTGAAGCGCACGCCAGCCGAGACTGCCGCCGCAGCGCGGCCGACTGCCGAGCGCACCGAGCGTCACGGCGTTCTTATCTCCGAGCTGGAGTTCATCGCAAAGGAAGGCGGTCAGGACGCGCTCGCGAAAGCATGGGCCGGCGGCCCGCTTGCGAATGGCGACGCGCTGACGGCGATGGATCGGAAGGCGATCGGCGCGGGCGAGTTGAGCCGGCTAAAGGCGATGGCCGGCGCGGAAGACGTTGTCGTGAACGGAGGTGAGTGAGATGGCCGAGCAAATCGAACAGCGCACGGAGGCGTGGTTTGCCCAGCGCGCAGGGAAGATCACCGCTTCCCGTTTCATCGACGTCGTGAGCGTGACCAAGGCCGGGAAGCCGACCGCATCGCGCGACCGCTACATGCGCGAGATCGTGTTCGAACGCCTGAGCGGCACGCCGAAGCACTCGGTCGGCGCGCTGTCGCTGAAGTGGGGAACCGACGTCGAGCAGTTCGCCCGCGAGGCGTACGAGGTCGAGTCGGGCGATGTCGTGAGCGAAACCGGCTTCGTGACGCATCCCGACTACCCCTTCATCGGCGGATCGTGTGACGGCCTGATCGGCGACGACGGGATCATCGAAATCAAGTGCCCGCACGATGAGCAGGTGCACATCGAGACGTGGCTTAACGGCATGTCGCCGGATCACCGCGCTCAGGTGCTTGGAAATCTGCTCGTGACTGGGCGCAAGTACGCGATTTTCATCAGCTACGACCCGCGCCAGAACGAACGCTTCCGCCTCTTCTATCAGCGCATCGAGCGCGACGAAGAATTCATCAACCAGATCCTCCTGCCCGGCCTCCTGCAATTCAATGCCGAGGTCGAGCAGATGATCGCCGAACTGAACCGCCGAGCAGCCTGAGGTCGACATGAGCGAGATCGCCAACAAACGCGCGCTTCTGGAAAGCGCGAACGCACTGGTCAAGACGAATCAACCGACGATTGAGCACTTGCGCGCCGTTGCGGACGCACTCGCTCAGGTCGCCAGCGACATTCTCGACGCGGAGTGCACGACGCTGCTGCGCGTGCGCCGCGGCGCTGTCGTGGCGGCAATCGAACGACTGGGGAGCGCAGCGTGATGAACCGTATCGAATGCGACAACGCCCTGCTCGCTTCGTGCGATCGGGTCCACAAAGGCGTGGCACTTGTCGCCGCGCTGACCGGCGCGGGGATCGGATGCTTTTGGTACCTGTGCGTCGCCGTCAAAGCTGGAGTGTTCTCGTGAAGCTCTGGCAGATCTGGACAGTAACGCTTCTGGTTGCGGTCGCCTATCTCGCGATCTGCTCACGGTTCGATCAGCAGAAGCATCAAAACGAACGCTGTGCGGCGGCTCGCTGCACGTAACGCTCCCGAAGGTACTCACCTATGACCGGCTATCTCGCCATCGCAGCGATGTGGATCTTCTTCGCCACCCTCGTCTGCTTGTTCATCCACGGCGCGAAGAAAACGAAGCGCTCCATGAAGGCGATCGATGAGGCTCGCCGGAGCATCAAGTGGCCTGCACCGCACTAAATCAACCGATGACGCCTCTGACCGTGACGGGTAGGCCGAAAGGCGACAGGAGCAGCGTCATCAACTCAGATTTGAACAAGAACGAGGACACCATGACCTGCACTCAAGAGCGCTTCGAGCGCGACGTGGCTAAGCACCAGATGACGATCGTCCGTGATGACGGCGTCGACCGGCACATCAAGTTCCGTGCTGCGGACGGCGACAGCTGCTACTGGTTCGAGATTCTGACGTGGCCGGGCGCGCTGCTGATTCGCGGCGACTGCGGAACGTACGTCTTCTCACGCCTGACCGACATGTTCTCGTTCTTCCGGACCGATCGGGGCAACGACCCGAACAAGCTCTACATCAACACCAGCTACTGGGCTGAGAAGCTCCAGGCTGTCGCCAGCGACGGGTATGGGCGTGGTGCGGTTGAACGATTCTCGGAGTCGTCATTCAAGCAGCACGTGAAGGAGCGCGTCGACGGGTATCTCGAATCGCGAGAAACGACCGCTTCGCAGCGTACCGAACTGTGGCGCGAAATCAACGACGACATCTTCTCCTGCGTGGAGGACGACCGCGAAGAGGTCGCTTTCGACCGGCTGATGAATTTCAGGTCCGACCTGTTTCCGCGCCTCTTCGAAGACGCATGGGAGTGGAACTGCAAGGAATACACGTTCCGATTCATCTGGAACCTGTACGCCATCGCCTGGGCGATCCGCCAGTACGACGCGGCCAAGCAGCCTGCGGAGGCATCGTGAGCGACCAGTTCTACCTGCAGGACAGCCGCTCATTCGTCGGCAATGACGTCGTGTGGTGGGCGCTCAGCGGCAATGGCTACACGACCGATCTGCGCAAAGCTCAGACGTACTCGAAGGAAGAAGCGCAGCAAATGCACAACGCCCGTGAGACCGACATCCCGTGGCCGAAGGAATACATCGACCAGAAGTGGCGGCCCGCGGTGGACTTCCAGTACATCAAGCGCGGCGAGGCGCTGCGCGACACCGGCATCGTCCTGAAGAAGCCGCCGAAGCAACAGGCTGACACGTTCAACTGTGCCGGTTGCGGCCAATTCACCAAGGAATACGACCGGTGGGTCGACTGCAAGCATTGCGGCACCGACAACCGCTACTGAATAGAAGGAGGCAGCGTAACTATGAGTTTCCTCAAGATGGCCCTCGCGACCGAAGCCGATGTGAACGTCGCATATGACATGGCAGGGCTGCTCGAAGCGGTCGATCGCGGGCTGTTCCCGGCGACGCCCGATTCTGACGATGACGGGCCCAAATGGTTCGACGAGGACGACTACGAGCACCTGAAAGCTCTTCACAAGCGCGTCGCGGCGATTGCGGAGAACTACGGCTCGATATGGCGCCTGCTCGGCGGCTGGTCCTGCGTGACCAATCCGAAGAACGAGCTGCTCGACCTGACGCAAGACACGGTCGAGTTCCACCCTCGCCTCATCGCCGCGCGCGAAGCACTCGACGCGCAAGATGCTTTGGCAGGGAAAGCATTCGCTGACATCCGCGATGAGCGAGCGCGCCAAGACTCGCAATGGGGCGGCCCCGCGCACGACGATCAGCACACCGCATCCGACTTCCTTGGCTACATCCAGAAACAACAGGTTCTCGGAACGCTTGAGCGCGTCGACGAGTACCCCGCGGAGCAGATGGTGCGAAGCCGACTGGTCAAGATCGCCGCTCTGGCAGTCGCCGCCATCGAGGCGATCGACCGGCGCGCGGCAACCGGAGAGAAAGCATGAAATACGGATATGCCGAATACGTTGATGCCGAGCGCTGGAGAAACGGAGAGGAAAGCATCGTCGCAACCATCGCCGAAGCGATCGGCGCGTTGCACGGTGGCGAGCACTTGCCAGTTGCAATCTGCGAAGTGACGCCTCCGGAGATCAACTACGGGTGGCTCGCGCAGAGCGTGATCGAACAGGCGGAAGAGCAACTCTGCGAGGAAGTCGGCGAAGTGGCCGACACGTTCGAGCCGACGAACGAGCAGCGCGATGAACTGGCGGCCGCGATTCAAGCATGGGTCGTCAAGCATGGCCTCATCTGCTGCTGGAAGGCCGAGAACGGCCGGATGTACGCACCCGGCGCTCCTGAGTATGACGCGGCCACGGCGAAGGTGAATGCATGAGCGAGAACAGCAAGATCGAATGGACGGATCACACGTTCAATCCGTGGGAAGGCTGCCAGAAGGTCGGCCCGGGCTGCGATCACTGCTACGCCGAGACGCGCAATGCGCGCTTCGCCGGTGGCACCGCAATCAACTGGGGACCGGGCGCGCCGCGTCGCCGCACGTCGCCGGCGAACTGGCGCAAGCCGCTCCAGTGGAACAAGGCGCATGCCGAGTTCTTCGCCAAGCACGGCCGCCGCCAGCGCGTCTTCTGCGCGTCGCTCGCCGATGTGTTCGACAACGAGGTGGACCCGCAGTGGCGCCGCGATCTGTTCGACCTGATCGAGCTCACGCCGAATCTCGACTGGCTACTGCTGACGAAGCGCATCGGCAACGTCCGACGGATGCTGCCGACTATCGGATGGCTCGGCGCACGCGACAACGTCTGGCTCGGCGCCACGATCGTCAACCGGGCCGAAGCTGATCGCGACATTCCGAAGCTTCTCGCGGTCCTCGCGCGCGTTCGGTTCCTCTCGATGGAGCCGCTGCTCGGTCCAGTCGATCTGACAAACGTGTGGATGCCCGATGGCGACGCTCTCGGGATTGCGCTTTTCAGTCAGGGAACTGGCACGGGAATCGACTGGGTCATTGCTGGCGGCGAAAGCGGCCCCGGCGCGCGCCCGATGCATCCGGTATGGGCCCGCGACATCCGCGACCAATGCGAAGAGGCAGGCGTGCCGTTCCTCTTCAAGCAATGGGGCGAGTGGCGGCAGATGAACGTCGAAGAGCAGCGGGCGAATCCCGATGCTGTGATGCGCGGGCGCACGAGCGCATGGCCGGACGGAACGCTCGGTCACGGCGACTACCTGAGCAACGGCGGATATGGGAAACCCCTCTTCCTGATGGGAAAGAAGGCCGCTGGCCGCGAGCTCGACGGCGTGACGCACGACGGATTCCCCGCATGATCCGCCTAGCCCGCCCCTACCTCGCGCTGCTCGAAGCACTCGACAAACTCGGCCGCGCGAAGAAAGCCACTGACGCCCTGATCCACGCCGCTTGCGTGGCCTTCGTGGAAGTGCTCTCGCACATAACAGGAGAGCGCGTCACGGTCTGGATTGGCGAAACACCTATTTCGAGAGAGAAATGAGCGCTCAGTTCGATCCTGACTTTTACGACCACTACAAACAGCCGAGCATCATCTGCCCGCATTGCCGCCACGAGATGACGGACGACGAGATGGGGGACAACCACTACGCGGAAGGCAGCGACGGCGACGATTTATGGGCACTCGCGCCCGAAGAACGCCGAACGAAGGTCGTCTGCCCCTCGGTTCTGTGCAGCAAGCCGTATTTCGTCCAAGGCGGCTACAAGCCGACATATACGACGGCCGCGACCGAAGACGAGATCGACCTTTACTGACCGCCTGACGCCCTCGCAGCGACAACGATGATTGAGGAAATGATGAGCCGATACGAAGAATGGAAGTACTTGCGCGAGCATGGACAGTGGCGCGATGGCGTTCCCGATTGGGCGCGCGACTATAGCGGATCGATGAACGACATGAGCGCCGCCGTCGCCGTGATCGAAGAACTCGCCGCTCTCGCCACCCCGGCCCCTCTCTCAGATGAACCGGTGGCGTGGTATATCCCGGACGACAAAGGGAACATTTACCAGACGACCGGCTACGCACACGAGGCTGCGCAGTGGAAGCAGATTTATAAAACGGTTCTGCCACTCTACGCCGCCCCTATCGCCACTCCGAGCGACAAGCAAGAGGCGGTGGCGTATCAGGGTCGCGACTTCGACGGAAACTGGCACCCTTTCACTCGCGAGATGTTTGACACGGCAGGAGGCGACGACAACCCGTCCGTTCGCAAGCTCTACGCCGCCCCTCTCGCCCAGTCCGCAGAGCAAGACAGGATTGATGCGGAGCCGTTCGGATACATCGAACCGCAGTCACTCGAATACATGAAAGATCCGAAGTTCGCCGAAGAACCTGAATCGCACGTTCGGCTGTGGCACGCAGACAATCCGCCGTCGCGCGCAATCATCCCCGTTTTCCTTGCTAAGGATAAGAAATGACTACGCCTCAAGAAGTCCTCGGGAAAGTGCTCTTCGCTCTTACTGAGCGCCAGAAAGGGAACGTGATTCGCAGCGAGGATGAATATATCGATGAGGCCCGCGCGCTTCTACAGTCTGCTGATAGCGGAGAGCAAGAGGCTCCATATAGCGCGCCTTTCACGACGGACGTTGCGCATTGCTGCGGCGATCCAGATACGTGCAACGACCCATGTGGGGACCAGACGTCGGGCGGTGCTGTACCGGTCTATCAGGTGACGTGCGACGGCAATAAAAGTTGGATCGACGTTGAGGAATTGGCGTGGAACCCTGTTCCTGACGCCGTGAAGCGCATCGTTTATGCAATGCCGACACAGAAGGAGAGCAAATGAAGCCCGTCGCATGGAGAATTGAAGAGCGCACCGGGCGGTACACATTCACCGAGCATGAGTGCAATCTCGGCCTGTTCAAGGGTGCGCACATCGTGCCGCTGGTAATTCCGGATGAATACCGCAAGCTGCTCGCTTATGAGCTTGCGGACGCTGGTTACGTGAATGCAGCCAATCTTTTGTTGGATGGCAAGGAAGCGAGCAAATGACTATCAGCAAAGAACAGCGCGCCGCTCTGAACGAGGCTCTTGACGAAACGGGCGGCTATAACGGTGACGTGTACGTATTCGACGTGAAGCACGTTGAGACATTGCGCTCTGCCGTTGTCGCCATGCTAGAAGACGATGAGCAAGCCGCCCTCGAATCCCGCGTATTGGCGGAGAGGAAGCTGATCTATCAGGTGCTTGAGCCGTGCGAGGCATCTTGGCAAGACGTTGACTGGCTGACGTACGAAAGCACGGATGGCGCGTTCAAGCGGATCGTCTACGACGCCCACCCCACGCCGGATGATGCAAGCGTGAGCCTAGCAACCCTGTTCGAAGTTCTCATGCGGAAAAACATCGTCACGAGCGACGAATCGTATCTTTCCCTGCGATGCGTCGGCGTCCCGCCTACAGAGGAACAGTTTGCTCAAGCCGTCCGGCGCGCAATCCTAGCCGCTAAGGAGAAGAAATGACGCCCGAACAAAAAGCCGCGCTTGATCTGGCAATCCTGAATCTCAAAACTCACGGCGACGATCAGTTGTTGAGTGCCGTGCAACCGCTGATCGAGTTTTACGAATCCCGCGTATTGGCGGAGAGGAAGCAAGAGCCGGTTGCGTGGCGCAGCAAGTGGAAGACGGGCAATCAGTGGACGTACAGCAACAGCAAGCCTTACTGCAATCCGCCTGAGAAGTTTGACGTCGAACCGGTATTCGCCCACCCCACGCCGGATGATGCAAGAGTAGTCGTGGATTCATATAGCTTGGCGAACGATCCCGACGTGACTGTCCAGCGGGTTAAGCAAAGAGACGGCACCTACCTATGGGCCGTCAGAAGTGGCGCTTGTTGCCTCAACAGTTCTGGCGAGTGGGAGGAAGAGCCGATGCCGAGCAATAGGGACGTTGCGTTTCTTTCTCGGTGCAGATTCGCGACGGCCGACGCCGCCATCGACCGAGCAATGCAAGACAAGGAGCCGAAATGACCAGTCGCGAACGATTCGAATACGCTTGTTCGCTCATGCCACCGGGCCTTTGTTGGAACGAGGAGATTACGCCTGACACCGTTCTTTATATCGCCGCGTTGGTAGAGCGCCAAGCGCTGGAGTGGGCGGCCCAGCGAATCGAGCCACGCAATGCGCCGGATGACTGGACGGAATATGCGAAGGTCCGAGCGGAAGCAGCACGCGAAATCCGCGCCCTAATAGACCCGCAGAGCAAGGAGGGATCGTGACTAGCCCAATAAAGCCGTGCCCCTTCTGTGGCGAACCGCCATATGTCGCGGAAGATCTCGATCCCACCGATTGGTGGTTCGTTGAATGCCGCACGATTAATTGCGTTAGCCCAAGCGTAGGAGGCCGCACTTCGATCGAATCTGCCATCGCCAAATGGAACCAGCGCGCATCGCCGAAGGACGCGCAGAGCAGCGAGGAGAAGCGCGATGCCTGAAAAAAGAAAGCTCACCGCGCTCGATTGGGCTTGCCTTGCTGTTCCCGTCATTGCAGCGATCGCATACCTGATCGCGGAGTTTCTCTGATCAGCCGCTCAGAGACCGACGATTTTCCAGAGGTCGGGCAGATGCAAGTTCGGGTCGTGCTCAGCCAGTAACGCGACCGTCGTCTTGTAGTAGGCGTCGCCGTGCTCGCGATCTAGGTCGTCGTAATCGCCGAACTTGGCAGTGACGATCGCGACGGCAGCGGCGTCGATGGAGTCGATAAGGGATTGGGCTTGATCTCTGTTCATGCCCCCGTTATCGGCGGCAACAGAGAAAACTTTAGGCAGTGAAATGCAGCAGCAAATCGAAGAATTCATGCGCACATCGCGCAACGCTCGGGGAATCGAATGAAAGACGTGACCATGCACAAGGTCTATGAGATGGCAACGAAATGGCCGTCCAATCTTCAGAAGGCAGGCGAGATCGCGGATCAGGTCGGTGTATCTGAAGAGCAACTGATTCTGTGGGCTGAGAAAGGTCTCTGCCCGCACTTTCGGATCAACGATGGAATCCCGCTCTTCCGGATCGCGGACGTCCGAAAATGGATGATTGAGGCGGAAGTCATAGGCGAATGCCTCGGCGTGACGAAGCGCGACGCGTTCACCCTTCGAGTGATCAGCGACCGCCCGAACATCGACGAGATCCCCGCCGAGTTGCGATCGGTCGGAAAGGTATTCGACGTCAGCCGTAACCTTTTGCCTACTGGCGTGTACTTCCTCTACCTAAACGACGTGCTGCAGTACATCGGCCAGTCAGTCGAACCGGCAACGCGTCTGTCGCAGCATCGGCACGCCGGCAAGGTGTTTGATCGAGCGTTCATCCTGCCTGTCCCGGCGTTCATGCTGGATGAGGTCGAGGGTTCACTGATCAGGCATTTCCGTCCGCCTCTGAACGGAAACACTGCGCCGCGCGTCGCGGCTGATCGCGCGTCCGATACCTTGGCGCAACTTGGGCTGATCGAGAGCGCCCTAGAACAAACGGGGGAAGTATGCCGGCAAGCATGAAGCCGATTTATTTGGATCTGCAGGCAGTCGCCGAGGCAGTGTCGCTGTCGGAAGCGAGTGTGAAGCGGCTGGTCCGGGAAGAGAAATTCCCGAAACCGCGCATGTTGTCGGGACGTCGCGTCGCGTGGCTGACGTCCGAGGTGGAAGTGTGGGCTGCATCTTGCCCGGTGTCCGACATCCTGCCGCCGCCGAACACCGGGAACAGGAAGGGGATCACGAGGGCCGCGTGATGGCGATCTGCTCAAGTCGATCGGATAGCCGCGTGATCCACTCGCGGCGCTCCTTGTCGTATGAATGCCTGTTGTACACGCCGGTCACCCCCGGCAGGACGTGCCCCAGTATCGATTCCGCTACCTCATGCGGGCAACCCATCGAGGCGAGCATCGTTCGCACCGTGCGGCGTAGGTCGTGCGGCGCCCAATGGCTGACCGGCAACCTGGTGCGCTGCTCGCGAGGCGCGTTCCTGCAATACGGCTGTCGGTGATAAACCGACTGCTGAATCAACTTCTGATCCTTGTGCCCTGCCGCCGCCGTCGACGGGAACAGGAAACCCTTCTTTGCGATTGCCATGCGCCGACGAACGATTTGCTCGGCGCGGCCAATCACCGGCACACGAAGATCTGTCGCGCTCGCGCGGTTCGCATTCTTCGTCTTCGCCTTCGGGATCGTCCACCAGAACCCGTCTTTTTCCTCTGTGAACTCGCCCACCTCCATCGCGACGATCTCGGCGCCGCGGGCTCCTGTCCACAGGTAGAGCGTCAGCACGTCATTGAGCGTCTGGCTGAAGTTTGGCATCCAGCGGATGAGCTCGCCGACTTCGGCATCAGACAGCACGCGCTTCTCCGTGATTCGCTCGCCATCCACCCTCTTCCCTTTGCTCCGCAGTCTCCCGCGCATGACGAGCCGCCACCAGTTCGGGCTGGTGTCCGGAATCCGTCCCGCGTCGAGCGCGTAATCCCATGCGGCACCGAGTGCCGAGCGTAGGGTTTTTGCGAGCGACGGCGTGCCCGCGCAGCTCTCCAGAAGATCGAAGGCCTGCTTGCGCGTGACCGACTCGGCGGGCAGATGCGCGATCGGCGCGACCTTGCTCGCGAACGTCCTGCGAATGATGTCCGCGCCCTTCGCCTTTCGGTTCCGCTCGACATGACCAGCGATGTAGTCGTCGCACAGCTTGCGCACGGTGTAGTCGGATGGCGTAGCCGCCGGATCTTTTCCTACGCGCTTGGCTGCAGCCGGATCGCCCCCAGCATCGCGCGCGGAGCGTAGCTTTTCCCATTCCGCTATGGCGGCGGCGTAGGACATCGCCGGCCATTCGCCGAGCTTGATCTGGCGCATCCGGTCATCGACCGGCGACTTGTAGCGATACGTCCAAGAGCGGCGCGTCTCCGTCGCCTGCAAGCGCAGGCCGGGAAAGCCGTCGATTGTGATGTGCTCCCCGGCGGGGATCTGTTTGGCTTGACGGGCGTCGAAGCGCGGCATGGGGCTATGATTTGTGGCGTAGGTTTGCCGCCACTTGAAAACCGGGCGGCGTAGGTTTTCGAAATCATATCGCGAAAAACTACGCCGAATGCGGATCTATGCCTATCCGTTGTAATCTGTTATGAACAAAGCGGCGATTTCGAGTTTCGAACGCAGGGCCTTGACCGCAAAGGCTCTGGGGCTGGCAAGCCTTATGCCATAAGACTTTTAGCCAGCCTCCTAAATAGCCTACTCGTTCTCTTCGAAGATACGTCCAGACCTTAATGGGCGGCCCTCTGTTCACCCGACTACGCCAAAACCTACGCTGCTATATTTGCGCAGTTCACTCGCGTACTGTATGTTTACACAGTAAAGATTTCTGGCCTTGCGAGGGTTCTGTAAATGACGGCGATGTGGTGCCCGGTCTGCGCGAGGCGGCTCGCGCGCGATGAGTTTCAGACGGCAGTCGGCGACGTGCCGAATCGGTGGATGTGCGGGGATTGCGATTGCGTCGTCAACGAGTATGACGACGAGTACGAGCAGCCTGAGTGCGATGGGTAGAAACGGAAGCGTCCTCCTAAGTGAGCTCGCCGCGCGCGCGAGCCACATCGACATCGAGTGCTCGCGCTGCGACCGCAAAGGCCGGTATCGAGTCGCCAAGCTCGTTGCGCGCCTCGGCGAGGACTTCCCGATGACTGACCTCGGCGCCGAGCTCGCGGATTGCCCTCGGCGGAGCGCCACCGCTCATCACGAGCGGTGCGACGTGTTCTTTCCTGCCCTGCCGAAAATCATGTCTGGTGAAGAGCCAACATCGCCGTCGATTCGCGACAACTCCTGATGGCTGCCAGCCGGTCGCGACATCGCGGGAATGGTTGTGCGTTCTGGACGCGTGCGATCGGCAGCGATGACGAAGAACCAAAGTCAAGGCGCCGACGGTGTCATAATCCTGCCTTTTGATCAATTTCAGATGAAAAACCAGTCTCTTGAGGGGCTGCGGGGTCTTGCTTCGCTGATGGTCGTCTTTTCCCACCTTACCCTAACGTTCTGGCCGCACATGCAGGTGAACGTGATTCACGAACCACACGCAGCATGGCAGGATAGCTTCTTCAACACCCCGCTGACTTTTTTGTGCAATGGCAGCTTCGCCGTCTGCATCTTCTTCGTGCTGAGCGGTTACGTGCTCTCCGCTAGATTTCTTAGGACGGGCGACACGCGCGCCATTGCCAATCTTTTCACGCGCCGCTATGCCCGGCTGATGCCGCCGGTTCTGGCATCGGTGATGATCGGCTACGTCCTACTTGCGTGTGGCGCGGTATTGGTCCACGATCCGCGCACACCAACGTGGCTGTCATGGACTTTTAGAGAGCCGCCGTCGTTGAGCGCAGCGCTCTCCGATGGACTGTGGAAGGCATATTTGACCGAAGGGGCAGCGTCGTACAATCCGCCCGGATGGACGATGCAATACGAATTCCTTGGATCGCTGCTGACATTCGCCATTTGCCTGATGACGGCCGGCCTCACACGTAGATGGATTCTGTACATGGCGACGATCATTGCCCTGCTCGCGACGCTGCCGATGGGCATTTACTATGTCCTCTTCGTGTGCGGCATCTGGATCGCTGACTCGAAGAATCTGCGGATCAGCACGATGCAATCGGTCGCATTGATCGCTCTCTCATGCTGCCTTGGCGGAAGCACTGCAGGGTCGATGTCTCATGACGTTTTCTGGTTCTTGCGGATCAATATCAACGGTCATGTCACTCAGTACCCGCAGATCGCTCAAGCACTGGCAAGCATCATTGTCGTGAAGACGGTGCTGTCGAACGAACGCATCGCTGCTTTCTTCGCGCGTTTCGCGGAGCTCGGCCGCAGGTCGTTCTCGCTGTATCTGATCCACTTCCTCGTTCTGTCGTCGGCCGGCATGTGGACATACTTCAAGCTCGGCGGCGAGAACGCGCCGGTGAACGGAGGCGCGGCGGCGGCTGCATCCGCAGTCGTCATTGTTCTCTCGTATGTGGCCGCGGGCTGGTTTGCTGCCTTGTTCGACGCGCCCGCGATTCGCTACTCGCGGGCGGTCGCATCGTTCTTTTTACCGAAGCCTGCTAAGGTGGAGATTTCCGGCGACGCTCCGCAGAACGCGGGCTAGGAGGAAGGGATATGCTGAAATTATCACAAGCGATGAGAGAAGAAACGGCGAAGAAACTGCTCGATTTCATCCGGGATCATCCGGACGCGCCGCTTTGCAAGGAACATCCGAACCCGGCGAAGGAGTTTAAGGTGTACCTGAATCGAGATTCAATCGAGATCGCCCACCCGACGCTGCCGCCAATGGTGATGTCGTATGGCCAAAGCGCCTTAGATCACGAATGGCGCGGCCCGACTTCCACCGAGACAACCGCGCCGGCCGACGACAGCGAGCCTCGCCCGAACCACGTGCGCGACGCAGTCCGGGCGAATCGGGAATAGGCCCAGCGTGCAATGGCGGCCGCGAGACTCACGCCGGGATCGCCGGCCCGTTCCAGTGCGATCCACCCCCGCCGATCCGCACGCCCAGCCAAAGCAACTTGGCCCGCCATGCAGGGACGCCAGAGATAAGTGCAGCTTCGCGCAGAACCGCGTCGGCGACATCGCGAGTGACTGGATGCGGTGGCGTGTAGAGGAAGTCGTGCACTGCAGATGCCGCATGTGCTGTGTCGCCGCACAACAAGAATGCCAGCGCAACCCGCGGCACGCTCGCATAGTCAGTTTCGAATCCGGCCGGCACGACGAACACGCGCCCCGCAACGTCGGAGTCATAGACGAGCGGCGCGGTCAAGCGCCACGTGCCGCGCCCGCTGTTCGTCGCGTCGCTGACGAGCTCGACTTGTAACTCGGTCAGAAACGCGCTCATTGAATCGGCGCGCCGGCGAGCGGGGTCGACGCGGCGGCCGGAGCCGAAGCCACAGCAGGCGCCGTTGATGTCACGAGCGGCGCAAGGCTGATCGCAATGTTAAACGCGAGGATGCCCGAATCGATCGCGGCGTCGGCCGCGTTCTTCTTGTCCTGCGTCAGAGCAGACGAATCCACGACCGACTTGACGAGCGGAAGCGTCGTATTGACGACCGATTGCAGATTCGTAGCGGTAACGGTCGCGCCGGCCGCGCAGACCTTGTCGATGGCCGGCTGCACGACTTCCGTCAGCGTGTTTGCTGCGCCGCCGGTGAAGACGCTGTCGGCCTTCAGGATTGCGACTTCGCCGTTGGCAGCGCCGCAGGCGATTGCGACTTGCTGGGGGAAAGTCAAAGTCGGCGCGGAACCATTGCACGCACAAAGAACGGACGCGACGAGACACGCCGCGAGCAGCGTAAGAGATTTCATGGGGGAACCTCAGGGAGTGAGTTTGATTGCCGCAGCCGCGGCGTTCGAGACTGCACCGGCAACGGCGCTTGTTGCCTGCGACTGGGCGGTGATAGGTGCGGTCGCGCCGACGCCCGTTTCAGAGAAGTCGAGCGAGTAGCCGTCAGCCGTCTTCTGGGCGTGGACGGTCACGCTCGATATGTCCTTGCCGTTCGTGATGGATGCGGAGCAACACAGAATCTGCTTCGACGCCTGGTCATAGAACGGCCGGATGTCGTAGGTTGCCTGGCCGGCGCATCCCGCCAGGCAGAGCGCCAGCAGGACGGCTTTCATTGCGCGGGCGTCGCCGGGGCGTTCTTCTCTGCGCGCGCCAGCAGGTAGTTGTAAACGGCATGCGCACCCGTGATCAGCAGCGCGGCGATCTGCAGTTGCGCGTCGACAGGAATCGCAACGTGCATCGACTGCGCGGCCCAATCGATGATAGGCACGAGTGATGCCGCGGTGAGGGTGATTGCGCCGGTTTGAATGCTGGAGTTCATGCTTTCTCCTAGATTGCGTGGTGGATGACTTCCACGTCAGAGAACTGGTAATTCTCCTTCGCGTACTTCTGCGCGATGAACAGCGGGAACGGCATCGCGTGGATGCCCTCGTCTTTCCCGATGTGATGCGCCTTGCAGAGCAGCAGCCCGTTGACGGTCATGTCGTCAACGAACTGAGTCCAATCGGCGAAGCTTTCCCAATCGAACGACTGAATATGCGGTCCCCAGTAACCGGACTGCGCGTCCTGCTTGAAGCGGTCCCAGTCGATCAGCTCAGCCATCGAGCGCTCGATCGGATGGTGGTGCGCCTCAAGCGGATGGCCGGACTGTTCGGCCGTTGCATTGCAGACGAAGCAGCGCGCGCCTTCGCGCTCGATCAGGATCTTGCGTGTGCGGGCGAACAGCGCGGTCGTCTTGCGGTCCTCGTGCTCGGGGATGTTCACGTCGACAGATAGCGTCTCGCGCTCTGCGTGTGCCTGTGTCATGGTGGCCAGAATGAAAAAGCCACCCGAAGGTGGCTGTTGCTAGGTGCGCCGCGATCAGCGTGCGATGACTTGAGCCGGTAGCGTTCGGGCGTCGGTGCGCCCTTGGCTCGTCGAGAAGACGAATCTGACGTTGTATGTGACCCCAGCGGTGCCGCCGGACAGCCAAGCGACGAGCAGGCTCGACGGTATGCCGCGCGAATTCGCGGCTACCGCCGACGAACTGACCGTCAGCCCCGTGTCGGCCGTCACTGTGAGGCTCGTGACCGTCTCCCCGTCTGCCAGATACGGAGTTGTATTGATGCCGGCGGCCGGCGCGAGATCGAGCGCGAAATCGAGGATCGCGCTCGGATCCTTGTATTGCGTTGGAATCGGTTGCGGCTTCATGGATTGCCCAAAGTGTTATGCGGAGACGCGGACAGTTCGAACATCGAGCGGCACTGCGGTCAGCCGTGCATCGCCGTCGATCACGATCGCTCGAACTTCCGCAACGAGTCCGGCTATCCGGCTTTCACCCGCGACGACAGTGAGCCGCGCGTCTGAATAGATCGGCACGGTGACAGGATCGACCGATGCGACAGCGATGAATGCGGCCGACGCGCACGTGTTCGGCTGCTGCGTGGACGCCACCGTGGAGACGAGCCCGACAAGCTGAACCGCCGCCGAGCTCGCGCTGGCATTTGCAGCCTGCGTCGCGTTGCCAGACGACGACACAACGACTGCCCCCGATGCCGACGCCACCGCGCCGATGCCAGCGGCCGCGCCCGATGCGGCTGCGCCCACCGCCGCGCCGGCATTCGCCGAGTTCGGCTTCTGCGCGGCCGTGCCTGATAGCGGCAGGCCAATCGATGCGATGCCGCTCGCCGAGTTCGGCTGCTGTACTGCCGCCCCGGCGAACGCCGCGATATTGCCGATGGAGGCCGTCGTCGCGCTTGCGTTAGGCGCTTGAGCACCAGCGGCAGAGGATGAGACGGCGATCGCCGCGCTGGCGGATGCCGACTGCGGCGCCTGCGCGACCGCCGCAGTGATGCCGACCGCCACCGCCGCGGCACCAACCGACGTGCTCTTCGCCTGCGAGGCCGTGGCCGCACCTGAAACGCTCACCGCGCCCGCGGCCGCCACGGCATTCGGGCCTTGCGTCGCCCCGCCGGATGACGTCAGAGCAACAGCCGAGGCAGCCGATGAAGCGTTGGCTGATTGCGCCGGAGCGGCCGAAGCCGACACAGCGACGCGCGCCTGCGCCGCGCCTGCGTTAGGCAACTGCGCAGATGCACCCGATACCGATAGCGCGATCGCCGCTGATGCCGATCCGACGTTCGCGCCCTGCGTGCTGCCAGCCGTCACTGAGACCGTGACCGCCGAACTGCTCGCGCTCGTATTCGATTGCTGCGAGCTAGACGCGCCCACCGAAACTGAGATTGCCGCCGAAGACGCCGCGACGTTGACCTGCTGCGTGCTCGCGGCCGCGCCGATCACTCCGACACTCGCCGATGCCGCCGCCGTGTTTGCCTGCTGCGTTGCCGCGCCGCTCACGCTGACCGACGAAGCGCTCGCCAGATACTTCACGGCGTGCAGCATGACGTTCCACGACGTACTTTGCGTCGTCGTGAGCAGCATCTTGATCGTCAGCGTCTGCGATGCCGAGTTCGCCGCATACGTGATCGTCGTGCTGTAAAACTTCTCGTTGCCCGCGCCGGTCGCCGTGGGCGATACCGTGTAGGCTGTTGCGCTGCCGTCCGACAGCGTCGCGGTGAGCGTGCCCTGCCCGGAGTACATCGCCCAATAGATCGTGAGCGTGCGCGATGTCGTGTCGGCTGGCAAGACAATCTGGATGCCCTGCCCCGTCCCCGTCATGTTGTCGGAGTAGATGCCTCCGGCAAGTGCCGTCGCCGATGCTGTCGGCGTGCCGTCTGTCCACGTGAACTTCGGGCCGTCGGTGTAACCGGTGAACGTGACGCCCGTTCCGACTGTCGTCGGCAGGCCAATCGTCGAGCCGCCGCCAGACCTCCGATTGACGGAAGTCGCCGACTGCGGAAATTGAATCCAGTCCGTCTGAACCGGTGACGAGAGGTTGAAAGTCTCTGTACCGGCGAGGACGGTATTCGAGCCGGTTAGAGTGCCCATTCAATCTCCGGGCCGGTCGTCAGTTGCCGTTGCTCAACGTGAAGCTCGAATCGCTCACCGTCTGTCCGGTCGCGATCGACGCCGAACCGACGAAGTTCATGTCGTAGCCCGAGCCGACGCCGCAGGTGCCGTCGACGTGCGCCGTGCCGCCCGAGGTCGTGATGCGGAAGAAGGTCGCAGCAGTGCCCGCGCCGGCGCCAGCCGTGCCGGTTCCGCTCGTGATACTGTTGAGAGTGAGCACGCCAGCAGACGGAGCCGGAGCAAACGTCGCGGCACATGTCAGCGTCGCGAGCAAGGTTTGCGACGAGATCGCCGTATCAGGACTGGCGGGCTGCGTGCCAGCATAGATGTTGATCAGCGCATTCGCCCCGACCGTGGTGGTAATCGCTGCCTGTTGCGCGTTTTTCAATACCGCGCTGTATTTCAGATTCGATGCCATGGCCTTCCTATTCGATGGTCAAGTTGAGCCGGTTAAATCCCGAGCGCCTTCTTCGCCGCGCCATACAGCGCGAGCCTGTCGGCTATGCCATTCGTTCCGCCGTTGATGCGCCTCGTCAGCGCTGTGAAGTCGCCCGCGTCGGCCAGCGCGTTGAGATTCTGGTTGAACCAGAACCAGCCGGCCGACATCGCAGCGTTCGCCGGCTGCTCGATCAGCTCGGGATGCGCGATCAGATCGAGATCGAGCCCGATGCTCGCGAGTTGGTAATTTCGACGACCCGTGATTTGCAAGAGACCGCGACCGAGGAATCGCGCTCCGTCACCGGGCTGCGTGTTCCCGAGATCCGCGCGACCTTCATAGGCCTGCTGCGCCTTGGTCGGCGGGTTGCCCCAGATCTCTTTCGCATAGACGAGGCCGCAGGATTCATGGCCCGTCTGCGCGAGAAATGCGGCGACACGCATCGGCGTGTCGATCGCGTACTTGTCGCACGCGGCCTGAATGCACGGAAGCCATTGCGCAGCACGAAGCTGTGTCGCGCCGGTCCCGGCGGAGATGATCGTTGAGGTCAGTTGCATATCAATCCAGAGTCGGCCACTTGCCGTGAGCAAGCGCCCAGATGATTCCGCCGACCGTTAGAAACGGCCCGAGGTAGATCGCCGCGCTTCGTAGAAATCGAGCCGTGCGCGCGAAAAACGTCGCGCTCTGCCCCGCGCGATTGAAAATGTCGACCAGCGCTTGCGTGTTCGTTTCGATCCGAAGGGAGCGCTCATCGGCCGCTTTCGTTAGCGCTGTGTTCTCTTCGATCGATTTGTGTACTGCGGCGAATCGCCGATCGATCTGCGCCTGCATTTCCTTGAACTGCTGGTCGATCTGCGCGAACCGTTCCTCGTGACTGAGGCGGCGCTCTGCATGCGCGGGTGGATTCAAAGGTGAGCCCCGGAAATAAAAAAGCCACCCGGAGGCGGCTGTTGCTAGTTTTGTTAAAATCCCCCGCCCATACGAGGAGAGAGCATGAGCGATAAATTCACGAACCCATTGCCGGGCGTGCCGAGCGTAGAGAGCCCGTTTTTCAAAAGGATTTTCGACGACCCAGCGATTGACGCCGAGACTAGGCGCATTGCGCATGACCTCAATCGAGATGGATTCGCAGTATTGGACTTTCCTGACCCCGATTTCGAGCGGATCGCTGAAAACATAAAGCGCGATCTTGATGGTCATTACAACTGGTCCCAATGGCGCGACACCGGCTACGACAAAGGGCATGGGATGCGTGTCATGGAGGGATGGAAGTTCAATGAGAACGTCCGCCGGCTGGCAACGAATCAGCGCATCATCGACATACTCACCACGTTATTCGGCAGAAAGGCGTGGCCTTTCCAAACGCTGAATTTTCCAGTTGGGACGCAGCAACACTTCCACACGGATTCCGTTCATTTCAGCTCTGTACCGGAACGTTTTATGTGCGGAGTCTGGACGGCACTTGAGGACATCTCTGAAGACGCCGGACCGCTCGTTTATTATCCAGGCAGTCACAAGTGGCCCATCTACACCAACGAGCACATTGGCGTTTGTTCTATTGAGGCAGAAGAGCAGGTGCATCAGCACACGTTCGAGCCGACGTGGCGTGAACTCGTGAAAGAGTTCGACATCAAGCCACAAGTTTTCACGCCTAGGAAAGGGCAGAGCTTGATTTGGCTATCGAACCTTCTTCATGGCGGAAACAAGCAAGCCAACAAGAACAAAACACGGTGGTCTCAGGTGACGCACTATTACTTCGAAGGCTGCGCCTACTACACGCCGATGCACTCCGATCCGTTCTACGGAAACATCAAGTTCCGGGAATTGACTGACATGATGACCGGCGAAACCGTCAAGAACCAGTACGCCGGGTACGATATATCACCAAGCTTCCTCGAACAAAGCCGCGCAGGATTCCGCTCGGCGAGCGTTCATCTTCCGGAGGGCTTCTCTCCCGAACTGTATCTCGAAGCGAACCCCGATGTCAGGGATGCTGGAGCCGACCCTGTTCAGCACTATCTGAATCATGGATTCGTAGAGCGTCGCAGGATCAAGCCATGACGTCCTTTGTCATGCGATAGCGTCTGACCGCCGCAGAGGCCGGCGGCCTAACGGCGGCTCCGGCCTTTGAATTTGTCGCGACCCATCAATTCGTCGCCTTCATTTTTGTCGAGTTCACCGCGACCGTTTCGGTGGTCCCTTGATTGTTGTAGATCGCATAAGCAGAACCGCTATAGGCGACTGACATTTTCCCGGCTGCTGGCGAAGTGGTAGATGCGACCCAAACCGAGCCATTCGCGCCGATCAAGGTGCACTGACCCACGCTGCACAGATAGACGGCACTGTTCGAGTTTGCTGATTCCTCGACCACGATCAATCCGTTGCCAGCCGTGAAGGCCGCATTGCTGCCATTGGCGATCGAAACCGTCGAGCCAGCCGAATTGACATTCCAGTTCGAGGTCGGGGAAATCGACGTAAGCACGGTGCCGTTTGCGCCCAACTGCCATCCGGTGGCCTGAATCTGCGCGCCGGTGAACGTTCCGGTATTCAGAACGAGGCCATACCCGTGCGTACCCTGCACAGTGAGCGACTGCGCGGAGCCGCTCGCATCCACGAAGCCATACGTGCCGACAGAACTCGGACTGAGGTACAGCCCCGAATCCCATACGTTGCCGCCGCTGTTCGTGTTGCTGCTGACCCAAAGAGCAGACGTAGCGTTGTAGCTGCCGTTAGGCGTGATATGCAGGCCGACGATCTTCGGCTGCGACCCGATGGTCAGCGGCGCGTTTGCGCCTGTGTTGTTGGTCGAGAAGGTCTCGATGGCGTACGCATAAGTGGCCGATGTATTCGCGATGGCATCAAAGAAGCCTCCGAATGCAGTGCCCTGGGTTGTGCTGTTGTTCTTCGCATACGTGAAGAAGCCCACCGCGTCGCCTGAGCCGTTCTGCGTCACATCGGATGTAATGCCATTAACCTGGGCAACAATGCTGCCCGGCGTAGACGTGTTGTTGCCAACGACTTGCGTGTACAGCGCCGCGTTCTGGCCGCCTTCCGTGTCCTGATTAATGGACTCGTAGCGAGAGATGCCGACCGTGGGCGTGATCGCCGTGATCGGACTGCCGCTACTGCCGGCATAGAATCGCGCGAGGGTGCCATTAGCGCTCGGGTTTCCGACCGCGCCCGATGTTTCGGCATCGAAAGGAACCGCTGGCGTCACGCCAACGCCCACGCTCCCGCTGAACGTTGCCGTGCTATTTGCCGCGAGCGTGGTGAATGAGCCAGTGCTCGGCGTCGTTGCGCCGACCGTCGCATTGTTGATGCTCCCGCCAGTGATTGTCGGAGTCCCGATCGTGGGGCTGGTGCCGAACACGAGCGAACCGCTTCCCGTCTCGTCGGCGACAATCCCGGCAAGTTGTGCAGAAGTCGTTGCCGCGAATTGGGCCAACGTGCCGCTGGTCAGTGCAATCGACGCTGCGCATGAGAATCCGGTGCCAGACGTCCAGCGCAATGCATTATTCGCGCCGCTGCAACTCGGCATTGCGAATGCCGCCGGCGATGCCGTCGAACCGGTCACATTGGCGAGCACGGTATTGGCCGCCTGCGTTGCGAGGTCCGCAGTCGTGACGAGGCCGGTCGCCGTAAATGCGCCCGTAACGGTCGGGCTGGCAATGCTCGGCGATGTCGCGAGTACGGGCGAGCCGGAGCCCGTCACCGCATTTGCGAGCCCGGTCGCCACGCCGGTGCCAAGACCGGAAATCCCGGTAGACACGGGCAGCCCCGTCGCATGCGTCAAGGTCGCCGCGGATGGCGTCCCGAGATTCGGAGTCGTCAGGGCCGGCGAGTTTGACAGGACAGCGGAGCCGGTCCCGGTCGAAGTCGTCGCGCCCGTTCCACCATTGGCAGGCGTGAGCGGATTTTGCAGGATGAGGCTGCCGAAGGTCGGAGCCGGATAGGATTGCGCGTACGCGACGATAGGCACGAGCACCAACAAAAAAGCCGCCTCAAGGGCGGCCAGCTTAAGCAAGATCTTTTTCATCACGATTTCGAGAGAACCCCGCTGTTATTCCACAAGACTCCAGCCGATGCAGGCAATGTCGTCGGAAGGCTGTTGAACCACGTGAGATAGAGCGAGCCGAACGTGGAGGTCGAAATGCCGGTGATTGCGCTGCCGACAAACGCGGTTGTCGCGATCTGAGTCGTGCTCGTGCCGGCGGTCGCGGTGGGTGCGGTCGGCGAGCCGGTCAGCGCGGGCGATGCCAGCGGCGCATAGGTCGACGCCGCAGTGGCCGCCGTCAGGTAGCCGGAGATCGATGCGCCGGCAGGGATCGTCACGGTCCCAGTGAACGTCGGACTCGCCAGGGGCGCGGATCCGCTATTGCACGTGAAGCCGGTTCCTGACGTCCATTGAAGCGCGCTGGTCGTGCTGCTGCAGCTCGGCATTGCAAATGCTGTCGGCGAGGCGGCGGCCCCCGTCGCATTCGCAACCACGGTGTTCGCTGCCTGCGATGCGAGCGCCGCGATGCCAACGAGACCTGTGGCCGTGACGCTGCCAGTGAACGTCGGATTTGCGATGGTCGGGGCGGACGACAGCACAAGCGAGCCCGAACCAGTTGAGCTCGACGTTCCGGTCCCGCCGCTTGCCATGGCCAGCGGCGTCTGCAGCGTGATGCTGCTGAATGTCGGTGACGGATATGTCTGGGCGAGCGCCGACAGCGGCATAAGAAGTGCCGCGAGCAGAATTCTTTTCATGTGGTTAGATCGAGATCGAGACGACGCCGGTGTTATTCCAGACGACACCCGGTGTAGTTGGCTCGGTGGTGGGCAGGCCTACGGCCCACGCAGTGGAACTGATGATGGCAGCCAGCATCGATAACGGCATCGTGCATTTCACGAGTCGTCCGCTCTGTTCCTGATGGATCGTGACGAGTTCAGCGCCCGTCAATGGTTGAGGAAGCCCGTACATTTGAAAATCATCCATGAATTAATAGCCCGTGGCCCGCCAGAAGAAGTTTCCGGAAGCCGGTGAAAATGCGGACCCGGACCATCCGAGAGACACGATCGTGACGCCAGAAATGGTTGCTGACGATGCTCCGTACACCGTCAGAGTGGTTGATGACCACCCTGCGGCAGCGCGCTCATTGACTAGAACGCCCTCGCAGGTGTTAGGAAACTGAATAGGGAATGTGACACTCGCAGTTCCGCTTGAACTCGTCGTCGAATTTCCACCCTGTTCGATGGTCCCGTCCGGGTATTTGCGCCACCATCCATTCGCGTTCGAGCCGGATTGAATTCCGGAGGTCCACCGCCATACAGAGGCCCCATCGCCGGTCAGGCCGCAGACGCCAGAAAAGAGGCTGAAGCTTGAGCCCCCACCGGGCGAGAACGTGTTCCCGCCGGCTGCGGTTAGCGTCACCGTATTCGAGGAACTGTCGGTGCGAATAAACGTGAATGGCAGCGGAGTTCCATTTTCACTTGCCACCGCCGGCATCGTCAGGGTGATGTTCCCCGATGCAGCATTGACGAGAACCAGCCCGGCATTGACGGCGGTGAGCGTGCCGGTGGCCGAGACAGTCTCGACATTGCCGCCGAACGTCACCAGCGGCATCCATCCAGCTACACCAACTGCAGGTGCGACCGTATTGTTGTCGACCGTCGACATGAACTCTGGGCCATTTGCCGAGAGCTGCACAATCGCGCCGGCCGGATAGCCGCCGATCTGACTCTGGAACGTCGAGTCATAGACGATCGGTGCGCCGGCCTGCTGCCATTGGCCCCACTGCGTAACCTGACGGAGGATGCCGTTCATATCTTGGCCCCACGGCGGCGCTCCGCCAGCCGCGACAGCCACAAAGCAATTCGGAGGGAATCCGTCTTGCATCGACGCGGCTCCGTTGCTTACGCCGATCTGGCTTGCCGTCGGAACTTGCCGAACATACGACGAGCCGGCGCCGTTAGCCCACGGAATGGAAAATTTGCCGGGCACATTTGAGGCTTGCATGTTTTTTCGTCGTTATGCGACGCTGATTACGCCGCCGTTGTTCCAGAGAATGCCGCTACCCACGCCGGGGTTAGACAGCGGAAGGTTCGAACCGCCAAGTGCAAGCAGGGCCGATGCGGAGGTTGTGGTTAGATAGACAGGCGGGGCGGCCGGATTGGGCGTGGTCGTGCCCGCCACGCAGACGACCCCGCCGTTGTTCCACAGCGCGCCGCTAGAGAGGCCAGATGGCGATGTCGGGTAGCCAGCGCCGGAGCCGGATAGCGTCAAGACCCCGCCATCGTTCACCATGCCAAGCTGAATGATGGTGACGGATACTCCTGCCGGCCGCGGGATGACTCCGGACTGCGCGACGATCGCGTACTGAACCGGCGATAGCTGGAACCCGAACGTGTACGTCATGGTCATGTTCTGACCATCGGTACACCAGCACGCGCCCGACGACCCGAACAAGGTCATCAGGATCTGGTTGATGCTCGGAACGGACCCGTTCGTGATGTTCGCGTAGGCTTTGGCGAGGATCAGTTGGCGAAACGCGTCGTCGGTAAGGGCGTAGTTTCCCGTCGTCGACGATCCGCCATAGAAAGGCGCCTGATTGAACGGCGTTTCGACGGAGCCGTCACCGGCCTCTTCGAAGCCAAGCCATGCACCCGATGAGACCTGCAGGACGCGCGATACTCCAACAATGCGGCCCCAGACATCTAGGCCGAAGCCTTGGGCAGTATCGAGGTTCCAAACCAGATCATAGAAAGCGTCGATGTTCGCGCGCGGATCGACGCAGTCGTTGAAGCTTTCGATAAGCGAGACGATCGCTGGGCTGTTCGCGAACTGGCTAAGTAGCGTGTCTGTCCAGTTCTGCATGTCAAACCAATATCAGCGGCGCTACGTTCGCGGCAGAGAACGTCGGCTCCTGGTTGATGTTCATCGTCACGGAGTTCTGATTCGGGACGACGCCGACCATCGTTTCGCTCGCCACGGTCTGCGCGATGCTCACCGTCCACGACGTTCCGCTGCCCGCAGTGATCTGCGTTCCAGACACGATCTTTCCGGCAGCGTCAGTGACGAACTGCCCGATCGCGAGCGCGCCCGATGCGACGCTGGAGACGGTCAACGTGCTTCCGGAAATGGACCCGGTGAACGTCGCCGAAGGATTGTTGATGCAGCCGATCTGCAGCGAGATGATCTGCGCCCACGAGCCGAGAGCTGCGATGTCCGAGTAGAACCGGCTCGCGAAGATCCCTGCGCCGATCCGCGGCACAGTGCCGCCATCCGATCCGGAGAACGCGCCGTCGAGCGCGGTCTGGATTTGCGCGAGCGCGGTCGATGGCACCGATGCGCTGTTCTTCAGCGAGATCGCAAAGAAGATCGGCGCATTGACCGCCGTCTGAAACGACACCGTATAGGACGGCGGCGAGATATATAGCGGGTTCGGATCGCTCACCGTTGCCGATGTGTTCCCCGTGTAGTTGCAGCCCGGCGGCTTCTTCGCCCAAATAGCCTGCGCGACGGCCAGCGGCGTGAAGCTGCCAGCCGCGCAGACATAGATGCTGTTCGCATTGAGCGTGACGCCGCCGACGGTCGAAGACGTTCCGGACGGGTTGTCGATCACATATGCGTCGACCACGCCCGAGACGGTGAGCACGTTCGCCAGAATCGCGTCGAGCGTATTGACAGAATTCAGTGCGACGCTCTGCTGCCGCCGCTGCTCGAAAGCTGCGCGGCTCTCGACGTTTCGCCCGATGACGCCCGAGATGCAAGTGACCGTGTCCCATCCGGGAATGGCCTGATAGATCGAGACGCTCGAACTTCCGGGGACGGGAATAGGCCCGGTCGTGATGCACGCGAAAGGCAGCGTGACCGTGCCGCTCACCGGGATCGTGCCTTGTGTGGTGCAGGTGTAGACGTTGCCGCTCGCGTCTTGGATCTGCGCGCCGGCCGTGATCACGACGCCTTGCAAGCCGACGCATGCGATTTGCAGCGTGGTCGGTTGCGCGGCGAGGCGCGTCAAGAAATATAGACGGCCGATAGCGTCTTGCATGCGGCCGGAAGCGAATGCGGGGTCGACGCCGTTCGCGAGTTCGAGGAACTGCGCATTCGCGTCGCCGATGATCGCCGTGTCCGACGTCGCAAGTTGGCCTTGAGGCGTCGTCAGCGCGAGCGATCCATCAGCATTGGTCTGCACAAGCACGCCGCCGAAAGCGCTATTGATGTCAGACATGCGGCCGGCAAGAATCGCGCTCTCTGTGGGCGCGACGAAGCCGGTCGCAGTGAAGCTGACCGCGGGTACGTTTGTCGACATGAATTGGACGCAAAAAAGCCCGCGCGCGGCGGGCTCAGTTATTCGGGAGGGTGACGATCAGAAGCTGGTTGCGATGACAGTGCCATCGTCGGACGTGACCTGGATCTGCCCTTGCAACTGGCGGTTCACCACGCCCGTAACGAAGACCTGCGCGCTTTGGACGCCGGCCACAGTTTCAGCAGCCGCGACGAGGTCAGACTTGACGACGGAGAGCGCCGGGAAGTGGCCGAGCACGTCTTGCCAGTACGGCACGCCGACGCCGGTTTGATACCAAACTTCTCCGGAAAAGGTCCGGCATGCCGTGGCAGCGTTTTGCGCCGTCGCGTAGGGGTCGGTGCAGACGGCGATGTTGCCCGAACTATCAACGGCGAGATCCCATACGTCAGGATCGAGATATAGAGAAGAAGCCATCAGTTCGGCGGGTTCGTGTTGCTTCCTGCACCGTTTTCGTGGTGCGTGTGGGTCGAGACGCTCTTGCCTGCCGCGACGACGTCGTTTGTGACCGTCAGCGGCCCGGCCATCGATGCGTTGCCGCCGTGCGGGCCTTCGCCCTGCGTCATTTGACCGTCGACTTCTACGGCCGGCGCGGAGTTTGTTATCTGCGTGCCGGCGGTCAGGCCGATGGTATTGGTCGCCTGTAGGACGATCGTCGGCGCGGCCATGCTGATCTGCGTCGGCGAGACGATCGAGATCCCGCTCGACGAGAACGCCACATACTGCGTAGGCGTCCCGTTAAGAATGCCGCCCACATAGACTGCGTCCGCCATCGAGAACATGCGCTTGCTGCCCGGATTCGCCTCAGCTTTATTCGCCTTCACGCTGGAAATATCCCGATCCGCGAATCCGGCGAAACCGATGTCACCAACCTGCGGATCGAGGATGATGGCGTTCGCGCCACCCTGCAGCCGAAAATACGGCACGTTGTAGACCGGCCCGTGCGGCACTGCGTTGTCGTAGCCGTCGAGCTGATTCACAAGCGGCTGAAGCGTCACGAAACCGACCGGCGCAATGCCGCCGCTGTTCGTGACGGAGAGCACCTTGCACGGCTGCATCGTCCGCACGCGCGCGAGGATCGACCACACGAGAAACGTGTTCGCGTTGTAGTCGGAGCCGTTGTCTGTGGCGTCTGCGGTGCCAAGGTAGCCGACCTGATTAGCCACTGTACGGAACTCCGAGAATATGCGTGAACCACTGACCGTCAGGCGTCTGACTTTCGAGCGAGTGAGAGATTTGCGTTGCGACGTACGTACCGCATGCGGCCGTGATCGAGCTCTGCACCTGGAACTGGCCGCCAATCACGATGGACGAATTGAACATCGTTGTGACCATCAGACCGTTGCTCGAAAAGGTCGGATAACCGACCATGCCGGTTTGCGGCGAAACGACCGGAACTGACGGCGCGCTTCGCGCCCCGCCCTTCGGCCATATTTCGAGCGCGCCCTTGTCGACCGTGAAATAGATGTTCGCGGCCTGCGCGCACTCGCGGATCTGCGCCAGAGCGGTTCCGGGAAAGTACGGGTTCGACAGTTGAACCGATACGCCGTGATTGACGAACGACAGCCCTGCCAGCGAGGCGAGCGATTGCATGATCGTGCCGACGTCCGCCGAACCGGGATAGCTCGTTGCACCGACCGGCTTCAGCGACGCAGCCAGTCCGCCGACTGCAGCGATGTTCAGCGCCGCGTCCGGAATCTGGTTGAAGTCGCCCCACGCCTGCCAGATGCTGCCGCTGTAGACCGTCGTCAGCGCCGAGCCGACGTCGCCGGCCGCGACCAGCACTGAGTTCTGATACATCACGGCAGAATTGACCGGGCCGATGGCCGTCAACTGGTTGATCATGCTCAACGGAAGACCGTAGACCAGCAACTGAATCTGCGGCATCGCGTCGCCGCCGAACTGCTGAATCTCGGCCTTGATACGCAAGCCGCTGAGCGTGACCGTGTTCGCGCCAGACTCGCCGAACTGGCCTTGCCCGAGCGCGATCGTGACTTGAATCTCTTTTTCAGCGAAGGACATTAAGCCGCCCCCGCAAGATCCGACGCGCTGAGATAGCAGAGCAGATAGCGCGTGCCGAGCCCAGGCGAAGAAGGATCAAGCCCAGTGCTCGGCGCCGTGAACGTGCCCTGCTGATCGACGAACATAATGTCGCCAACGAATCCAAGATAGGCGTCGCGCACGATGCGCACCATGTTCCGGCAGCGCACGCCGGTGATGATCGGCGCGTTATTCACGTACACATCGCAGAACAGTGCGGTCTCGAACTTCTGATAGATGTTGATCTGCGTATTCTGTCCGGCGAGCTGCACGGTCAGAGATTGCGAATACGTGTCGGCAATGGGAATGATCTGCATGTCTTAACGGTTCCGCGCTATCATCCGGGCCACAACAACGGAGGCAAAAATGATTCGCTGCTTGATTGCTGTCGCGCTCGCGATGCCGATCACGGCGCACGCCGAAATAACACCCGAGCAGCAACGGCTGCACGAATGCGGGATGAAAGGACTGGCCTTTCAGATGGCCGCCACGTTCCGAGACAGCGGCTTCTCGCCGCAGTATTCCGCCGACTACCTGCGCCGCGCGAAGTACGATGGTGCTGACGACGCCTTCATCAAGAAAGCGGTCAATCTTGTCTACTTCGACGACCGATTCGCCGACGCGCGCGGCGCGGTGCTCGCACAGCAAATCACGCAAGCCTGCTTCCGCCCAAAGCAGTGGAAGCCGGTCGAGTAGATCAGCTTGACCCGCTCGCCGCAGCAGCCTGCGCCGTCGTCGGCGCCTGGGGCTGAACGCTTCCGGTGCTGACTGGGTCGGCGCCGCTCGGCGCAGCGGTGTTCGAATACGCTGCAGTCGCGGTCGCCAGTACCTCGACGAATTCCATGTCCACGGAGAGCAACCCTACGCCATTCGTTGCGGTCCGGCTAAATGAGTAGTTCAGAATGCTCATGTTGTCCGTCACCGTGCCCTCGGGCATGGCGATTTTGTACAGCTTGAGCGAGTTCGCCGCGTGGTTTATCTGAACGATGAATTGAGCTCGATCCGAATCGCTGCCGCCCTTCGTCATTCGAACCCGGACGTCACGCGGCCGCGTCACCTTGTTATACGTCTGGAAGGAACCCTGCTCCTGCGGATAGTCCGGAATCTTGTACTCTTTTTTGAAATCCAGGCTGACCATTGAGTCAGGCTTGATCGCAAGCGAGCCATCCGTATTGAAGATCCCCCACTTCGGCCCGGCGAACATGCCGAGCAGGATTTTCGCGTCAGCGACAAGCAGCGAAGCCGTGTTCGTGACCTTGGCAACCTTGCCGAGGAGTGCCGGGATGCCGCTTGCCATGTCAACTCAATCCTGTATTTGCCTGCGGAACGGTGAAGCTATACTTTGCGACTGCCTTGCCGAACTCGCGCGCGATACCTTGCGCGTCTGTCGCCTGCGTCTGAATCGTGATCGGACCGTTGATGTTCGTTTCAGCCGTCGAGGTCATCTGCGAGACCCGGGAACCATACGCGGACCCGCGCGCGCCAGCAGACTGCCCGGCCATCGATGACGCATTGGCCTGGCCGAGCCCCGCGTAGAGCAGCCGCGCGTAAGTCTGACGATTGGCAATGTTGGCCTCCGCCGCGCCCGGCCGCTCATAGTATTGCGAGTGGATCGCCGCGGCTTCCTCGGCCGTTGTCGCCGCCCGAAGTCGGCGCCCCGCCGCCTGCTCCTTGCCCTTGCTAAGCTCGTACTGCATGAAGGCGAGTTGCTCTTGAAACGACGACCCTTGCAGGTCATGGCCGGACCAATTCTTGAAGTCGGTAACGCGACTTCCGAGCCACTGACCAATCCCGTATGCCCCGGATGACTTGTTTCGGGATTCCGCGTCGACGCCGCTCTCTTGAGTCAGACTGCCCACGATGCCGGCCGCCTGCGCGGACGTCCATCCTTGGCTGCGGAAGTAGTCAAGGGCTTCTTTCTGGCGCCCAGCCTCAGACCCCGAGAACGCCTTCATCGCCAGATTGCTAGCACCGTGATAAAGATGCTTGGCGAGAGCACTGAGGAATTCGCCGGCTGGCAAATGAGCGGAGGCGGCGAGCCAATCCCCATTCTTTACGTCCTGCTGCCCCTTCGCTGCATCGGTGTCCGGGAGCCCCAATGCCTTTGCTACGCCCAATCCGGCCATCGCAGCAATAGCTGCCGGGCCGAGCGTCCCGATCATCCCCAGCGACGAGCCAACGCCGCCAAGCGCTGCGGCGAGTGACAGGAGCGGGCTTACCATCGTCAGCACCTTGAGCCCCGCCAGCGCGATCAGGACATTTTTCCAGCCGCCAACAGAGTCGGCTGCCTTGTCGGCCCACTGGATGAAAGTCTGGACCGCCTGCACCGCGTTATCGACCCACTGGGCGATGTCGGCCTTGTGGTCGGCCACCCAGTCAGCCATCTGCTGCAGCTTCTTCAGCCACAACTCGAACGTCGGCATGAGTTGCAAGAGCACCGTCGTGCCGACGTACTCTAGCCGATCGCGGAAGTCCAGCCATGCATTCTTCAGCTTGAGCGCCTGCGCCGCTTGCTGCTCGGAGATAGCTGAGTTCTTCTTCTGCGCATCGACAAGCGACAGGATCGCTTGCGGGCCCTGCTTGATGAAGTTGAACTCTTCATCGCTGATGCCCATTTGCTGGGCGACCAGCCGAGCGCGACCCGGATCAACCGCGAACAGTCCTTGGACGATCTTCGCGCGCGCGAGCAGATACGAGTTACCGTCTTTCAGGTCGCCCGTCTTTCCCCCGAAGCGGAGGAACATCTGCATCTGGTCAGTGACCTGACCGAGTTTGAACTTCGCGATCGCCTGCTGCGACTCTTGCAGCTGCGACGTGATGCCGTCAGCGCTTCCGCCGGCGCGCTCCGCCGCACGCTGCCACGAGGAAAGATCCTTTGTGCTCATCTGCAGGTTCTTGGCCATGTAGCCAAGGTTCACCGCAGAATTGATCGTGTGCTCGGTGAAGTCCTTCAGCCCCATGCCGGCGGTGAAGATCGCCACCAGCGCGAGCACTTCGTTGCGGACCTTCTTGAACGACTCAGAAGAGCGCTTGTTGATCTCTTCGAGTTGCTTGCCCGCCTTCGTTTCCTCGGCCGAAAGGCTTTTCGTCGCTTGCTCCGCCTTCTTCTTGCCGTCTAGGAACCCTTTCGGGTCCAGGGCGAGCGTCACGAACAGCGCGTCGACAATGGTGGCCATGCTTATTCCTTGGCGCGCTCATTCATGATGCGCTCGTTGTGTCCGTCTACCACGATGATCTCGATGAGGTCGTACAAATCCTCGCTGCCATACACCGTCTGCAGTTCATGCAGAGTCGCGTACTTCCTCGACACGATCAGCCCGATCGACCGCGACACGTTCGGATAGTCGAGCAGGCCGTCAACAGTTACGCCGCCTCTTGTTCTGACCGGGCGGCGGACATGAAAAAATCGAGGTGCAGAGTCAGCACTTCCTTGCGCAGCCGCAGACGCGTCGAGACGTCCTCGATGTCGTCTTCGATCATCGGACCGACGCCGCCGTAGCCGCGCTTCACCGCCGGCTGCTTCGGGTCAGGCACGATGGCGATGCACTCCATCATCTCGTCGAACAGCGGCTTCGCGAGCTCGTAGGGCACGCGCGCGAGCGACTTGATGCCGATCGCCGCGATACCTGCGAGGCCCGCCGACAGAAGATCGTCGGGCACCTCGACGCCGCAGTTCATCATCACGAACAGGGCGCGCGTGGCCCACGCTTCCGCTTGCGAGGCGGGAAGCTCGGTGATGTGGAACATCTTCCCGGCATCGCGGCCCGACTCGATGACGATCGTCTTCGTTTTTCGGGCCATTAGATCGGCGCTCCGAGGGTGACTTGCCAGTGGATTTCGAACTTGCGAGGCTGCAGCGTCTTCTTCGCGGAGGCGATCGGCGTATAGCTCTTCAGCACGCCATTCGTGAGCGTATAGATGCGGCTGACGGAAGGCTGATTGATGACGCCGAACGCGAAGTAAGGCGCCTGCGCCGCCTCCTCGCTCGCATACCAGCTTTCGAAAAAAGTATTGCTCGCACTGTCCGCTTGCAGAGTCACCGACATGACCTTGATCTGCGGAATGTAGCCAGCCGACAGAACGCCATCAGCGCCGAGGATCACTTCCTTCGTGTCCACGGCGCCGATTTCGTACATGTCGTCGGCAGCGAAGCCGGCGAGCTGCTGCGGCACGGTAAAGAGGCCCGAAACGCCGAGCATCAGGACGGAATTTGCGGAAGTAATATCGGCCATTATTGGGCCTCCACGCTACTGACGTTGATCGATTGCACCGATCCGCCCTGGACATACCAGAACGTGATCGGAGGAGACTGACGATTGCCGCGGGTCTGCGCGCTCGCGGTCTGAACCTGCAGATACCAGCCCTGTGTTTGCAGGGTGCTCGCGATGTTCACGCCGGCGGCGTTGTTCACTTCGGCGATCTGCGCTGCGGACAGGTTGACGTTCTCGTCGATCAGGCCGAAGTTGACGGCCGCGCTGATCGGGTCTTGCATCGCTGCGTTGATCAGCGCGTAACCAGCTGGGTTGTACGGGATCGACTTGACGTTCGTGAGCAACTCCATCAATGCGAGTTGGAAGGCGCTATTCAGCCAGATCTGCCCGACATACGCGTCCACCCACTTGAACGGGCCGGAGATCGAGCCGGGGTAGAAAAAGATGAAGCTTTGATTCGCCGTCGCATACGCGCCGTAGTAGTTGTACCCATTCGCGATCAGATTCGAAGCCACCGTCGCGTTCGTCACCGTGGCGACGAGGCCCGACTGCGACTTGAACGCGAGCGTCGCTTCGCCGTTCGTTTCGGTGAAGTCGATCGACGCCACAGCACCCGACGCGAATGCAGCGAGGCCATACGGGATGCTCGGCACCCAGGAGACCATCGTGCCGGAGAGCCCGGCGGCTGCGATCTTCTGGCCCAGCGACGAAGCGGCGTTCGTCGATTGAGTCGGCGTGATGTCCGTGTCTTCGCAGAAGTAGGCGAATTCGTCGTTCGTCGTGCCTGCCCATGCGGCGAAGGCGTACTTCAGCGCGTTGCCGCTGCCCGCATCCGGATCGAAGTCCGTGAAGAAGCTCGCCCAGTTCGTCGTTTGAGCGACGATTCCGGACATGTATGCGGCAGGAGTCGCCACAGCAGCCGCACCCTGCGACAGCGTTGCGCCAGTCGCCAGCGTCACCATGATCCCGGCTGCGAGCGTGCCAGTCGCATAGGTGATCGTGGCCGTTGCGCCCGATGCCGTGCTCGTGAACACAAACGCGCCCGAAACGCTGTCGTACGTGACCGCGAAGGGCGGCGACGTGAAGGCAGCCTGAATGATGCTGGCCGCGCTCGAAAAGCTCGTTGCCGACGACAGGTTGATGTTCGACGACGTCAGGCCAGTGCCAGCGAACGTGATGGTCAGCGTGCCGCTGAGCGCCTGAAGCTGCGTGAGCGTCAATGCCGAGACATTGCCGCCGCGCAGCCAGCCCGGAACCGCCGCGAGGTTGTATTGCGAGAAAAGCATCGCGCCCGGCAGGACGTTGGAGCCCTGAAAGCCAGCGAAGTAGATCGTGGCTTGAGCGGCTTGTACCGAAGCCGGTCCGAAGAACGTCGACACGGCAGCAGCCGAGGGGAAGGACAGAACCTGACCGGTCGGCACACGCGTGCTGGAAGTCAGGCAGAGGCCGATCAATTCAAGAGCGCTCCCGCCGGCCGAGAGGACAGACGGAACCACACTGACAATCGCCGAAGCTGGGATGCTCGCGGTCATTTCTGCTCCAAAAGAAAAAGCCGCCTCGCGGGCGGCTCGAAAAAGAGAGTTCGGTAAGGGTTAGGCCGGGTACTGCGCCTGCACGTCAATCAGGCCGGCTTCGAGTTGCGCGGCGAACTGCTGCGGGACTGTCACTGCCGGATTCATTTGCAGGACCACGCTGAACGTCCAGCGATCCTCGAAGGCGGCTTCCGCGTTGATGAACGGGGCCTGCTTGGCCTCGCCCGCGTAGAGCGGCGTCACATCGAAGCCCGACGCCGCGAACTGGTCGACGGCATACCCGTCGCGGAAAAGCGTTGTGATGATCTGCGCGTTGTCGGCACTGTTCGGACCGTACACATCCAACTGGACGGTCAACTGCGTCGGCTGCAACAGCGTCTGCGTGCCGGCCGCGATCGTCTGGCTGGCGACCGTCTGCGACGGGCTGACCGTGTATGTGCCGACGCCGCCCGTCCCCGTCCCAAGTGCAGTGATGACGGTATTCGGTACGAGGTTGTTGCCGAGCAATTGCGCGCCGACGGCGATGGTGCCGAGCTGCACGGCGGTCACGGTCAGCGCGTTCCCGGCGATCGAGCCAGTGAACGCCACGTCAGAGTAGCTGTCGACGTTCGTCTCGATCCGCTCACGCAGGGTCGGCGTCATTGCCACGAAGTCAGACCCGGCCGGCATCGGAACCTGATTCCCCTGCGATCGGAACACTTCGACGGCCGCCGGCAGAATCGCCAGCAGAAACGAGCGCAGCGCCGTGAATGCCTGGGTTTCGGTGAGGGATAGCGTGATGCTCATGTTTTCTGCAGGGTGACGATCACGCGGCACCATGAGGTCCAGACTTCCATGACCTGCGTGACCAGCCAGTTATGAACGGTCCCGCCCGGCACCTGCGGAAACTGGAGAACGTCGCCGCCCTTCCCGTCCGCGCGCACGATGCCTTCGACGTCACCGTACAGATAGACCGAGCGCATCACGCCTTGAATGTTCAGGCCGTCCACATGGCGTAGATCCGTTCCGCTGAGCGGCTGCACGTTGGCATTGACCTGCGTCGACGTCAGCGAAGGCGTGCGCGTGCCGTCCGCGGCCGTCGTATAGCCGCTGTTCTGCACCCAGGTCACGACCGTGTCGGAGTTGATACCCTGTATCGCGCCGTTGACGATTCCGCGCAGATTCACTTGACCTCTCCGACCTTGTATGAGATGGATTTCAGGAGGATGCCGATGTCCACCAGGGGCTTCGTCGACGCTCCGTAGTTGTCGTCGCCGTTCGCGACGCGCGCGGCAGCTTCGCCGACGGTTTTGCCGGTCACGACCAAATTGGGATCGTTGCTACGCATCCCGCGCAGCATGACCGTGATCGGGCTCAGCGCGGGTTCCTGAATTTCTGATATGGTCTTTTGGATGTCGGCCGCCATGAGGCTGCCGATCTGCTCCATCAGGTCATCGGCGCTGATCTGCCCTGCGGCGACCGCGGCGATGCCCTTGCCCATCAGGTCCGTCCATTCCTTCTTCCGCGTGGCCGCGGTAGTGGACATGAACGGGCGCGGGGGTATATTCGCAGCAGGAGCGCCATATTCCTGAATGGCACCGACGTACGCGATGTTCGTGCCGTCCTCGTACTGGCCGCCGAGAATGCCGGCTTGTATGACCTTTTCCTTCAACGGCGCGAGGCGCTCGTTGATCTTGTCCAGATTGAGTTTGTCGAAGCCCATATGCTCAGTTCACGCACGCTAGAAGAGATGCTGCCGTTTGCCTGCGAGCGCTGCGGCTTCAGCTTCTTTCGCAACTTGGACGAGTACTTCAAGATCGGCATTCGCTGCCCGCGCTGCACGTTCCGGATCGAACTAAACAGCGAGGAAATCGCGGAAGTCGCCGCAATGATCGAGTCATGCCATCAGGCGGAAGATGCCTGCAAAGAGCTTGGCGAGGACGATCAGAAGAACGTCCCGCCCACCTTTCGATAGGCGCGGCGCTCCGGCAGACCGCCGACATACGCACCGCCCGCCGCACCGATCCTGAGCATCGCCCACAGCGTCTGACCGTAGACCGAGCTCGACAGGTAATACTCGACCCCATCCTTGACCGGCGGTGCCACGAACGACGCCGACACGCTGCCTTCCGTCGCGCTAACCACTGCGCCACCACCCTGCGAATTGCCGATCGAGTTGGCATTCGCCAGCAGATAGCCGACGTGCGCCACGATCAACTGCTGCTGCGTGAGCGGCGCGCATTCGAACCATGACTGCATCGGCGACTGATCGACGATGCTCGCCCACATCTGAATGGCAGAAGTGGACGTGTCAGCGAATGCGGGGAACGCGGCCTGGAAGGCAACGGGATCGAACGTCATTGCTACGCCTTGATGGGGCCAGTGTTCACGGAAAGGATTTCGGGACGGGAATCGTCCTTCTTCTGATACATCTGCGGGTTGAGCGGCTGCGACTTGTCGCCAAGCGTCATGCTCGACGCGGCTTTCTCGCCGTCAGCGCTTCCGCCCTTGATGACTTTGACGAAACCCTTTTCCTGATGCGCCTTGAACTGCGAGTGCTGTTCGAGCAGCGCGAGCTCTGCATCCGTGACGGGCGTGAGCGTGGCGCCTTGCGGCGTCACGAAATTCTTATTTGCGAGACCGAATCCGCCCTTGACGACGACGCTTTCGGTTTCCGTCAGGAAGCCGTCTCCGCCGCGGATGTAGTTCGAGTACTTGTTGTCGCAAGTGAGGGTCGATGCAATGTGCGGCATGTTTTTCTCCTGCCTCCGAGTAGATGCCCGGCCGCGCCACGTTAGGAGGTATGGCGTGGCTTCGGGTGCGCACCCTTAGACCGGGCAAAGCTGTTGCCCCGCCGAAGCGGGGCGCGCGTTCAAATGCCTGAGGCGCGGTACACAGCGGTCGGACGCTTGCAGATGATGCCGGCCGTGCTGTTCGAAAAGTCCTCGACGTAGCGCTTCGACTCTTGCTGCACGCCGAGCGTCTGGAACTTCGCCGGCACGGCTTGCACGAAGGTGCGGCCGTCGTCCGACGAATCCGGCTCGCTGTCCATGCGATCCGCGAACAGATAGAACACGTTCGCGCCACCGTTGGCCGCAGCGAACTGCGGCGCGGTGATCACGCGGCACTTCGGATAGTTGTCACGCAGCCATGCGCTGGCCGAGTAACCGAACTGCGTCGGCGTGCCGAGGTACGTGTCGAAGCCGGTCGGCAGGACCAGCGTCGTCTCGTCCGTCTTCGGCTGAACGTTGCCGCCCGACTGGACTTCCAGCGTCTGGAATGCGGACAGCAGGTCGGCGATGATGTCGAGCGTGGTCTTCGTCGCCCAGCCCGGCGTGCCCGAGGTTGCGCCGTTTGCCACCGTCACGTACGCCGGCAGGTACGGGTCGTTCAGCAGGCCGTAGGTGCGGTCGTTGCCCGAGTTATAGCCGTTGAAGCCGACGAGATTGCGCTGGATGTCGAGCGCCGTTGCAGCGCCGATACGCTTTTCAGCTTGCGACGAGATGCGCATTGCGCCAGCGCGAGCCTCTTCCAGGCGACCAACCGCGAAGCCCTTTTCGAAGCGCACGATGGTGCGGCGCTCGAAGTTGACGTTCCACGACGCCATCGGCACGCTCGTCAGGTCGCCGTACGGAACGGCGTCGCCCATCGATTCGATCGCGCCCTGCACGACTTCTTCGTCGTGCCATTCGCCGACCGTCGAGATGCCGACGATCTCATCGATCATGCGGACCTTGAACACAGCGCGCACCAGGCCCGGCAACCATGCCTGGAGGAACTGGACCGGCGTGCCGATGCTCGCTGCCAAGACACCGCCTTGCGGGTCGTCCATCGCTGCGGCGTCCATTGCGAAGCGCGCAGCTTGCGCTGCCCAGCCTTCGCGGATGCCGAGGCCGGCGAGCTTCAGCTCGATGTAATGCTGAACGTCGGCGCTGTCCATCGCGAACAGCGGCTTGCCTTCAGCGCGGCGCGCGGCAGCTTCGCGACCGCTCACGCCGGAATGCGTCTTCGAAATTTGCAGATTCATTTGATGTTTTCCTTTGGCGCGCCCAAAGCAAAAACCCCGCTCAAGGCGGGGTTCTATGGATCAGGCGAGGTGGCCGATTTAGTTGGTCAGACGCACGACGGTGAGGCCGCCGCCGGAGTTGGCAACCGGGTAGCGATACACGATCGCGTTCGGTACCGTGGCGCAGCCAGACGGAACCGTGCCGCCCGGTGCATACGTCTTCAGCGCGCCGGTCGTGGTGTTGTAGGCCACGAGGTCACCAATGTTGCACGCGGTGCCTACCGAGACGGTCACATCGCCCATCGTGACGAAGTCGGCCTGCGAGTTGTCGGGGATGACGAGCGTCGGCGCGAGCGTGCCTGCGGTCGTACCCCACGACACCGCAGCCTTCGGGTTCGCCATGATGCCGGCGAAGACGGTCGAGCCGTTGGTGATCGCACCGCCCATCACGGCGATGTTCGTCGAGTTCGACTTGGTGGCTGCGAAGCCGAAGGTGTTCGGCGTTGCGCCAGCCGAGTTCACGATCAGGCTTTCTGCGCGATGCGGGCTGCCGAGTTGAATCTCGCCCGGCACGCCGAAGCCCTGCAGGACGTTGACAGAGGTTTGGAAGGTCATGGTTTCGTTTCTCCGTGAGGGGTTTAGGCGGTCTTCGCGTGCGACTGCTTCGCGAACCAGCCGTTGCCCGAATCCATGCCCGCGGCCTTCACCACGACAGCCTCAGACGGGGCCTTGTTGTTTGCCAGATAGCCGCTCAGATAGGCCAGTTCCTGACCCTTGGGCGCCTTCAGGCCGAGCTTCTTGCAGCCGTATGCTGCGACTGCGTGCTCGTCCATGCCGGCTGCGTCGAAAGTGCCGACGTGCTTCGAAACCTTCTCGGCGAGCTTGTTGCGCGCGGTCGTGCGCGCTTCGAACTTGCGGAACAGTGCGGCTTCGTCCATCGCGGCTTCCTTCTTCTCTGCGGGCACTTCAGCGTCTTTGCCGACTTCCTCGGCATCCTTCTTCTCGGCGCCTTCGCCGGCTTCCGCCGCGCCTTCCTCTTTGTCGGTGGCTTCTTCTTCGCCGCCGCCTTCGAGTGCGCCTGCTGCTTCAGCGTCGTCGACCTCGGGCGCTGCGCCCTCGCCGAGAGCTGCCTTCATTGCCGCTGCGGTCTGAATCACGTCGTCCATCTTGGCGACGAATTCTGCGAACTGAGCGCGCATGTCTTCCAGCGACGCTCCGCCGCTGTTACCGCCGGCGGCGGCGGTGTTGCTGGTTTCAGCCATTTTTGTTTCCTTATCAGGAAGTGAATCGCAGGTGAATGCGGTGTCGAGCACCGCGACATCCGGCCCCATGCGCCCGCGCTTGACGAGCGCGAGATGGTTGCCACGGATTTGACGCTGCACGCAGTCGTAGGGCTGGCCGTTGAATTCGCCAGGGGTCCAGTCATACGTGCAGCGGTAGCCGGCAGAAAGTTCCTTCTTTCCGGCGTTGATCGAATCGGCCATTGCCGACGAGAAAACCTTGATGTTGCCGAGCAGGCCACCGTGCTCGAAGGCGTCGGGATCGAAGCGCACTTCCTGCCCGATGACGCCCTGCACGCCCTTCTCTTCCGGACGCGTGAGGCCGTCTTCTTCGCGGCCGAGCATCACGTGGTTGTCGATCCACGGGATGAGCTTGAACGACTCGATCGCTTCGGGATCGGCCAGTTCTTCGGCGGGCCGATAGACCCGATACATCTTGTCCGTCTCGGGCGCGCCGGGAAGCTGCGAGCCGTGGTATTCGAAGATTCCGACCTTGCTGATCGGGTTGTCTTTGATTTCGCTCCAGCCGTTCACGTCTTCGATGCGCGCGGACTTGTCGAGCGCCCATGCGTCGGCGAATTCGACGCGCGACTCAAGCGCCGCGAGTTCGTCCATCGCATCCGTCGCGACGAGACTGGCCAGCGCTTCGGCGACGCCCGGATGCAGCGGATCAGGCAGTGCGCCGACAGGCGCCCACATCACATCGCTCGACTCGCCATTGATGACCGGAGTGAAGATCTCGTCGCGCGACAGGAACAGAGCGAACGTGCCCGTCGACATGGGCGCGAGCGACAGTGGGAAATGCGCGACTTCCTCGAACGACTCGCGTGCCGCGGCGAGCATCGGGTCTTCGCCAGGCTCGACGTGGCCCGCGGGGAATGCCCAAGTTTCCGGGTAATCCGCGCTGTCAGCGCTGCGCTTGAGCAGCAGCACCTTGCCGGCGGTCAGATAGAGGATTCCGGCCGCCACGGGAGCGCCGATGTCATCGCCGGCGCGTGCTTCATCGCCGGCCGGATTCACAGCGCCGCCTTCGCTTTCGCGACGAGTTCCTGAATCTTCACGCGCAGCACGCCGATCTGGCCATGCGCTTCGTAGAGTTCCGCTTGGCCAGCGAGGTCGCTGATTGCGTTGAGCGCGTCGGCGACCGGATTCGTTACGGGCGCGGCGGTGGGTTGGGGTTTAGCCATCTTTCAGTCCGAAATTGAGGATTGGGCGCGCAAAGCACCGGCAGTTGATCGCGATGCCAGGCAGCACCGGGCCGAACCTGTCATCAACAGGCGGCTTGTCGAAGCGGAACGTCTTCCCGTTCCAGTTCAGATGCTGCTGGCGTGGCGTCTTGCCGCCGTGCGAGTGACACCACTCGAATTCCTCGACGCCAGCCGCCTGCATCCGCGAATTGCTGATCTGCGAATACGCCTTTCTGGTCTGGTCGTGCGCGACGCTGCGCGCCTTGCGCACGTTCTGCCCGTACTTCTCGCGCATGAACGGCATCAGCGTTTTCAGGCCAGAGCCGGTCGTGATCGACCGCATCACCTGACCCTGCACCTGCGACAGATACTGCTCGGGGATCGTCTTGATGAGTTGCGCGGCCTCTTGCGTCGAGGCCATGACGATTTCGCGCAGCCGCCCGCTGTTCAGGAACGAGGGATCGAGTTCAAGATCCTTCGCGACTTCTCGCAGGCTCATATTGAGCGTGACCGTCGAGTGCTTGATCGTCTGCTTGATCATGCGCTCGGTGGCGACCTGCGCGAGCTTCGTGAAGTAGCGGCCGTACTTGCGTTTCAGGTAGTTGATGATGATCCGCGCGCGCGAGACGGGATTGCCGTCGACGGCGTCCATCGCGTAGCCGGGATCGTTGAACATCTTCTTCAGTTCGCGCTCGGCTTCGCCGCTCATCCGCTCGACGAGAGCAACGATCGCTTTCTGATACTGGTCGGCAATGGAGGCGCTGGAAATCAGTGCGCCGCCGCGTTTAGCCGATGCCGAGTTCATGTGCCGCTGCTATGCCTTCGTCAGAAATGCCGAGATCGGCGAGAGGATCGCTGTCGTCCTCGCCGAGATTGAAGTAACCGGAGTCCGGATCGGTCGCGAGGCGGTGCGTCACGTCCGACGACTGAAGCCCGCCAGACTGAACGAGTTGTACATCCGTCTGCGCCTTGATCAGGTTCGTCTCCGCCAACTCCTTCGCGGTCGGCGCGTCGAGCGGACGCCACGTGACCGTGGTTTCGATGTCCTTTCCCTCATTGCGCAGCGACAGAAGGTGATGACGTTCGAGAAACGGCGTCAGGTCGTGTTCCTGAATCGATTCGAGCTCTTCGTGATAGCTCGCCTCTTCGTACTCGCCCGTCGAGTTGAATCCCTTCGGCGTCGTGCCGAGGAGCTTCGTCGCCGGGACGTTCGCAGCTGCGGCGACGATCTGATACTGGTTCATGATGACCGCATCGAGTTCGCCGAGCGACGTTTCGAACTGCTGGAACGCGTCCGCTTCCTTGTCGCCGATCTTGATGCCGAAGTTGTCGCGGAAGGCGACCCACTCCATCATTCGCTGCTTGGCGTCGTCACCGGCCATTTGAAACGCCGACATGTTCGTCAGCCAAACGTTCGTGCGTTTGGATGTGGCAAGCAGCGGGCCTTCGTTCGCCGTGCGCTCAGCCGCGTAGACGCGCTCCATGATCCGCTGCGCGACCGGAATGCCGCCGTACATGTACATCGGCTTCAGGACGTCGGGCGGCTCTGCCGTGCGGAAGATGTGCAAATGCGAGCGGTGATAGGTCTTGCCGCCGATGATCCAGAACGTCGGCTCGTAGAAGTGCATCGAGCCGGGATCGCTGGTTGCCGAGGCATCGAGCAGCGGCGCGCACCAGTACGGATCGACTTGCGAGATGCCTTTGTAGCTGCCCGGCTCCACGCCGTCAGGATTGAACGGCTTCTTGTAATAGTCCGGGTCCGTCGAGTCGACCTTGAAGATGGCCAGGCGGATGCCGAAGATACGGCCCATCCGAACGAGTTGCTCGGCCTGCCACTTTAGGCGGTGCTTCTTGTCAGACTTCTTGAGGATCGCTTGCGTGTCTGCGTCGATCTTGCTGTCGTCACCAGAGACGACATCCCAGCCGTTGCGCGTTGCGTCGCGCGCGGGCATCGAGCAAGCCTTGTCAATCAGCCAGTTCTGCGCGAGCAGTGCGCACGCCTGCCAGCCGATGAAGCCCTGCGAGGCGTACCAGTCCATCAGCGCGCCGTTCGCGACGGTCGGCGTCGGCGAAAGCTTCAGGCCGTCATAGTCGGCTCCGTCCATCGCGCCTTGTGCGGCGGGGCGCATGCGGATCGCCTGATCGAGGGCGGCGGCGTACTTTGCTCCCGCGTCACGCGCGACAGGCAGTTGATGCGTCGAAAACACGCTGACGGGCTCCCGCGCCGCTTCTTGCACCGGAGCTTTGCGCTTGAGCCAGTTGAACATTGATTAACCGAAAAATGAGGTGCGTTTCGTGATGAGTTCGGCGAAAGCGCGGCTGCAACCGTCGACCTGATCGTCGAATGAGCCATTCGGAAACATGCGCATTTCGTCGATGAGCGAATCGTTCCATGCGCCACGGACCATCACGACGTTTCCGACGTTGACCTGCGATGCGAAAGGCTCCGCGCGCGTCACCTTGTCGCCGCTTTCCGGCGTGGCGATGACGCGATAGCCCTGCAATTGCCGAGTGAGGTACGCGACTTGCGTCTTGCCGGCCTGACCAGGGTCTTGCGGGATGCTGATCTTGGTGTTGACACCATCTCGGCTCGCGGTCGCCTTCATCGTGGCATCGCGTTGATCGGGGCCTTCCTGCACGCGGACCATGTCGGCGATGACGTATCGGCCATCGGCCAGCTTTCCGATGCGCGGGCCGGCGGTCCAGTCGCCATCGTTGACGGTCGACGCCATGTCCCAGCCGCGCACGAAACTGTGCGCGTCCGCCGGGATCGCGTCGATCACCTGAATGCGATCGGGCTTGAACAAACCGCCCTCAGCCGGAGCCGGCCGCTGCTGATACTGCCCGGCAAACGTGTAGGGCGCGGCGCCTTCCATGCGGCGCAGCTCTTCGATACTGTGCTTTTCCGGCCAGAGCGCAGTTCCGTCGTCCCTCAGCGCGGGCAGACAGACGTGTTCCCACTTCTCGCCGTTTCCACCGGCCAGCAGCCAGCCAGCCAGATCCTTCTCGTGCAGGCGCTGCATGATGAGGATGATCGGCGTGTCGGGGCTGTTCTTCCGGCTTTCTAGAGTATTTTGGAACCAGTCCAGCACCCCGCTCCGGATGACGTCGCTTCTCGCTTCGTCTGCCTTATGTGGATCATCCACGATGATGGCTCCGGCAAAACCTTCGCGGTGCTTGCCTGCGCCATAACCCGTGATCGTGCCGCCTGCGCCCGTGGCGTACACAATGCCGCCAGCGGTCGTTCGCCACTCTGACTTGGCCTGACTGTCCTGGCGAATCACCGTCTCGGGGAACAATTCCCGATACTTCTCGTTGAGAACCAGTTCACGCACGTTCCATGCGTTGTTCGCGGCCAGCGTCGAGGAATAGCTGGTGTGGATGAATTCGGAGTCCGGCGCTCGGCCAAGACACCATGCCATCCAGTTCACAACCGCCAATTCCGTCTTGGAATAACGCGGCGCGATGTTGATAATCAAACGCTTCGTCTCGCCACGATATACCTTGGTGAGAGCGTCGCAGATGATCTTATGGTGCGCAGCCTGTTGCCACTTGAAGTTCTTGCGCTTTGCGAACATGTACCGCACGAAGAAGTAATAATCTTCGCGGGCCTTTAGCTGAAGGGCTAGGAGGCGCTCGTACTCATCAGGTGACTCCATCGCTTGCCACTTAATATTCTGCTGATCGTGTTCTGCATCACGCCGAACCGATCCGCGATTTCACGCTGGAGCATGCCGCCGTCACGCAGAGATTTGATCTCGGCGACATCACTCTCGGTGAGTTTCGCCGAATGATTGCGCTCGCCGTTCTGGTCGAGATGAAGGACGCGCGACCCGAGCACATCGCGCGCGTGCTTCAGATTTGCATCGTTGCTGATCCACTCAAGATTGCTGGCGCGATTATCTGTGCGGTCGCCATTCTTGTGGTTCACGACGAATTTCGGCTCGTGACCTTCGCAGTAAATGGCCGCAACCAAACGATGCACAGTCTCGCGCATCGTCTTCCCATCAATGCGGAGCGAAACGGACATATAGCCGGTCGTCTTGTTTCGGTAGGGCGTCAGCTTCGGCTTAGAGCGAAGCCCGGAGAAAACCTTTCCATCATCTGTTACACGGTACAGCCCGCGCGACACCACTTCCCGAATCAAGGCCACGTCCATCAAAACTCCTCGTCAAGTTTTTCTGTTTGGACCTTCATTCTACGTGCCAAATCGTCGAGTGACGCTTCGGATAGCGGAGAAAATACTGGCGCGCCATTCTTCCCGGTTAGCTCGACTTTCTGGACATCGCTCAACCCATACGCTTCGCGCTCCAGTCCGATCAGCGTCTTGAGCGTCTCGGCAAGCTTCTTCATGCTCTCGATGCGCCCTGCGCTCGATATAACCTTCTGGTACAGATCGTTGCGCTTGTCCTGCCCTTTCTCGTCGTCGGAGCGAAGCATTACGCCCAACTGCTCGAATAGCTCGATGTTGCCGGTCTCGGATTCCAACTCCGCAAGCAGTGCCATCGCTAGCACCCGGGCGCGGCCCACATCCTTTCTCTGCGTGAGATGGACGTGAGCAAGCGTCTCGGCACCGCTCGCGATCAGTTCGCGTTCCGAGATCGCGCTTTCCGTGCGAACCTCACTGCGAACCTGAGCCGTGCGAACCAAGGCGTCAGCCTTAGCCTGTATGCGTTCCGCAAGATCGCGAACCCATTCTTCCCGCTTCGCGCGCTTGCGGATCGCGGTATCGGTAATTCCCTGTGCCGCAGCTATTTCGCGGATCGACAGGATGCCGGCCCGGTAGTCAGCTTCGATGCGCTCCCAGTCCGGCGCGGCCTTCTTTTGCTGCGCCATGGCGAATTCTCAAAAAAAGACCCGCCGGGGATTAGCCGGCGGGTTCAATGGCGCGGGGAGCGCCACGAGGAGACTCACGAGGAGATGAGTTCAGTCAGCGACCCACTCGAATCGACATGCCCATGCGTGCCGGAGCGACGCGCGGATGTCGCGAGTAAGCCGAAAGAATCGGAGGAACTGGACCGCCATGTGCGGCAGGCGTCGGTTCAGCACTTCGGGATCAGCACACGCAGGCGGTCGAACTTCGCGTCCAGGTGCGCGCGAGCGTCAGCCGAAAGGACGCGGATGTTACCGACGAAGCGCTCCAGCCCATCCACGAGCGCGAGCGCTTCACGGATGATCTCGGCGTTGTCGCTGTCGTTGACGACAGGCTCAGTGCTGCAGGGTGCGGCGTCGGACATGAGTCTCATCCTTGGGAAACTGTGCAGGTTGTTCCGCCGAGACCGGTCGGGCATCCTGCGTTCGAGCAAACGTAGCCCATGACTTGGCCGAGCTTCAGCCCACACCTCCCACACGAGGGAATAGGCGCAGGCAACTGATACGGCTCAGCATGCGGCAGTGGCTGCGTCGCGGGCTTTGCCTCAAACGGACCGTACACGCGGCGAGTTACCTCGCGCCTCTCAAGCTCCGCGACGCGGCGTTCGAGATCGGCGATGCGTTGTTCAGCGTCGGACATGTCGGTTCCAGAAATAGAAAACGCCACCGTGCCGGAGCAGAGGGTGGCGCCGTATTACAGCGAGGGCCGGCGCCGGGGGCTCACGACGTAGTCACTGTGGGCCGTTCCGGTAGGCTTGACAGGCGTACGCTACGGGTTTTTCACCCCAGCGCGTTCCCTCACGACTGCATTCTCTGTCGGCCGACTGAAGCCACCGCTGACGCGCAGAAGCATGAGAACGCATGCGTGAGGGTGCCGGTACTTTCCCCGGCAGTCAGCACGCATCTTTACGCGGCGTGCCCGCTTGTTCGGAGCGCCTCCCGGCGAGTCCGATTGAGAGAGCGCAGGAAGATCGTCGATTCGATGCTTTCCTCGTGCGTCGTCACCCGCACGAACCTGCCACTACCGGGACGCCCGGCTTTGCTCTCACGGCTGGCGGCTAGCTTGGAACTCGGGGTTGAGCCGATCGGCGCCGGGCTTTCCGGCCGTAGTCGCCATGCGTGAGAGCGTTATCGATATTTCGATAACGGCAATGCTTACCTACTTCACTGCGAAGAACGCCGAAGCGTCGTCGAGCGACTTCGTCCACATGTGCGTCATGCGCGCGCAGGCGTTGAGCCAGATGCTGATCGACTCGAACAGGTCTTCAGCATCGAACATGCGCGCCTCACAAGTTGGCCTTCTCGTCGGGATCGCAGCACTTCTCGCCATCGTATAGACGGCGGCAGCACCACCAGCATCGACCTGTAGTCAGGCGCAAGAAAAATCGACGCTTCATAGGTTGAGAGCTGAGCCGCAGCTTCCGGGAACGTGGATTCGCGTGGCGAGCGGAAGGGGTTGCGCTCTCATGCGCGCTCACTGCCCCGTATGTGATGCCGGGTGCCTGCCCTGAGCAGAAAGCGCGAATCAGAACGCACAAATGAAAAAACCCGCCGTCTTTCGACTAGCGGGTTTAGAAAATTCTGGAGTCAAGGCCCCTACCCCGCACGATACAGATACGGGGTCTGCTTTGCAAGCACTTCTTCGCTCAGCGCTCGATACGGATGTAATCGTCGCTTCCCGCGCGCACTGACGCGTAGAAGTATTCAGAGTCCGGCTTGCTCTCCGACTCCGCGCGTGCCTCCGCTTCTGTTGCGAACAACCCGAGAAATCTCTCGGGCGTATGTGCCAGTGCGACCCAGCCAAAGAACCAGCCGGGATTTTGTGGATCTTGCTTCAAATTTGCCGTATCGGTCATATCGTGCCTCCTCGTGAAGGCGCGAGTATAGCCGGCGACCCCTTGATCCATTGTTGCGATGGAGTAAAGTTCCCTGGCGCATGCGCTTTATACGAACAGAGGACGAAGACAGAAATGGCTGACATGACCTACCGCTACACGTTCATCCTGGACGACGGAAATGAGAAGAACAATCATGATGAAGACGCGATCTCCGAGATCACGCGCCCCGGCCCAATCCCGTTAAGTCAAGGCGACTTTGTGTATCTCGGACAGCGCGAGAACCAGCGGCCCTACATGGTGCAGGCTGTCTTCGCTCGGCTTTGGGATGATATGGACGATAATGAAATCGAATACTGGGTCTCGGTTCTCGAAGTAATCGACGACGAGGAGGCCGCTTAGTCGATCTCATCCCCGACCTTACTTGCGACGTATGCGCGCATGGCGGCGATGAGCGGCGTCGATGCGCGCATCCGGTGATGCGTTGGGCTCTTGCTCGGATTCGTCGGGTGCGCGACCGGATGAGAGAACGATGCCGCCCAATCGAGGGAGCCGTCATGACTGCGCTGCCAAGTGTCAATCGTGATCTTCTCGCGCTCGATGATCGGTCCGCCTTGGCTCCAGTCGGTCGAGTATTCGGGAAGGCCCGTATCGCCGCTCGCGAAATAGAGCGTGTAGTGATGGCCGCCCGAATATGTGTGCTTGGCGACCTGATGACCTTCGGCGCGAGCGACCCAGTAATCGAGCGCTTCGCCTTCGAGTTCAGATACCTTCACTCGCCTTCCCTCCGCGTATAAAGCCGCACCATCTCTTCCTCAGTCGCGACGTGCGATTCGCCCGGTCCCGCGCGGTTGAACGCGAGAATTTCGGCCTTCGTCGGCCCATAGATGCCGCTGCAACCATTCGCGCGCACGCGCGCCATGCGTGACTCGTGCAATGTCAGGTCGAGCGGAACGGGCCCGAGCTCCGCTTGCAGATAGTCGATCAATTCGGACTCGTCCATCAGATGCGTAGTCGGAGCGTCTACGACCGTGCTCCACATGCAGTATTTGCCGCCGAACTCTGCGATGTAGCCTGGCATCAGGGTTTCTCCTTGGCGAGAGCGGCGTCGATGTCGCGCGACGTTGCGCTGTAGCTCCGCACGCCCATGCTGTCGATGATGCTTCGGCACCGCGCTCGCGTCTCAGCGTCGCGATGATCTTCCGTCAACCAGCGATAACGCTTCCCGTCTTCCTGATTCGGCGCATATACGAGCAAGTGCGCCCACGCGCGCGGATCGACGTCCTCCGCTTCGCTTCCGAGGCGGTCGGCCAGATCCATCATGGCGTCGCTGACGGGGCGCGCGCGAGGCGCTTCCTCATACAGCCCGAGCCGCTCTTGCTCTGCTGTGAGCTTGTCGAGCGCATCGCTCGCGACGCGCATCTTATGGAATGCCTCGGCATAGTCGCGCATCTGATCCATCGTGTACCGCGCCCCGGCGGTCGCCACCCGGGAAAGAATCTCGCGCACCTCGTCGGCGCTCGCGGGCTGAAAGTCGTATTGCTTTGTGCTCGCGGACCAGTGTTCGTTGCCGATGCGCGCGTACTGGCCGGGTGCGTACGGCCGGAGAAGCTCGCAATTCCACACGAACACGACTTCGCCCTTCTTCGTAACGTCCTTCCATCCGTCTCCGTCGACCTTGCCGATACCCTTCAGGATGGCGACGGAGTCGACATAGTCCGCGTACCGGACATAGAGGCCGTTCGGTTCCGGGTTCATCAGCCCGGCGATGTTGTTGAAGCGTGGCGTCATTTCGCATCCTTGGCAGCGTGAATGGTGATGTCGCGTTGGTTCCCGCCGTCGACTTTGATTTCCTCGCGCACGTCATGCCCTTGTCGGCGCACCAACTCAACAGTGAGGCCGACGAATGCGCCAGTCAGGATGGAGAGGACGTCGGAGACGGGCGCCTCGTCCAAGGCGGATTCAATCGCTTTGCCGAGTTTGTCGATTGCGCCCTGGCTCATTTCGCCTCCATCGCTGCCTGCTCGGGCGTCATGTTGGTGCCAGCGAAGTCGGCGGGTTCAGTGGACGCGAGCGCCTTTTGGAGCGCGCGCGACAGCCAGCGGATTCGCTCCTTGGCTGCGGTCAGCAGCGCGATCGACGACGGTTCGCCGCGCAGGATCGCTTCGAAGTCGAGCGTGCGATGGTCGTGCAGGAAGACGGCATTCGCTAGCTGGTCATCGGTCAGCGTACCGAGCGAGAGCGAAGCGCGCTCGCAATCGTACTGGTTGCCGTGCGGATCGGCTTCGCCCTTCTCGCGCCACTGAGCGGCCGGCGTGCTTTGTGCTGTCATCTCGTTCCTCGTTTGTTGTTGTTCGAATCACGTTCCGATTCAGGCCGGAACCGCCGCCTTAACCAGATGCCGCGCGATTAGCAGCGGCAGAAGCGCGTCCTTCGCGCTTTGATAAACGTAATGCCATTCCGCCGTCGTGGCCGCGCCGCGATTGCGCCAGACCGAGAATCCGACTTCCTTGTTGCGCAGGGAGTTCGAGATCGCCGCGCGCTGGTCGAAGGTCAGGCGGTCGATGCAGAGTTGGACTTGCTCGCCCGTGCGGTTTTCGAGCCAGCGATCGGTCGCCTCGTCCTCTTCGGCTTCGGTCTGCGGCGTCTGATACCCGCGGCAGACACTGTCCGTCGAGCGGTAGTAGTGCGAGAGTTGCTCCGCGTGGGACTGGCGCATGGACCAGCGGTACCAAACGCTCAACAGACCCTCTATCTGCTCGGACAAATCAAAATCCATTCTCACGCCCCCGTGTCGTATTGCGAACATCTGCGGCTGGCCCAGTCTGACCGCCAGTGTTTGTCGCGAAACCTCTTGCATGCCATGTAGCTGACGTCGAACACCCGCTGCTCGACGAAGTTGACGCACCCTCGGCATGTGCCCGCCTCTTTTCGTTCCAAAATCACAGCCGGATCGCCGTACTGGCTTTGCCTCAGAACTGGCATGCTTTCTCTCATTTAGGATGCCTACATACTACCCCAATTTTCAGACGTAAGCAATTGAATCCTATGGGGAATGACGTTATTCGTCTCCGCTCCAATCAAGCTTTTTCGGCGTCGGCGGAATCGTTTCGAGCGTCGCTAGATTCAGCAGCGTGAAATAGCCGTCTCGGAGCCATCCGCCTGTGTCGATGTGATAGACGTTGCCGAGCACAGCCGGGCGCTTCAGCGGCGTGTGGCCGACGATGACCGCGCGTACGTCGGGGATGCCCGAGTGATCTTCGAGCGAGATGCGGTCGCGGCACCAGAGCGTCATTTCGGTGACGCGCTTCAGTTGGTTCTTGCTCTCCGCCTTCTCGAACTTCTCGACCATCTCCGTCCACGTCCGGCCCGCGACGTCCGCATGCACGATGCCGACGATGCCTTGCTCCGTCTCGACTTCGATCGCGTACGGCATCAACGACATCCACAATGCAAAGCCGATCTGCTCATCGCGCGTCGCGCCGATCAACCAGGCCCCGCCGTTCATCATGTAGTGATCGCGGTCGCGCTGGCCCGGATCGACATATCGAATCGCCATGTCTTCATGATTGCCCTGCACTGGATGGAACCACGGCTTATCGAGCCACTCGCAGACGAGATGCGATTCGGGGCCGCGGTCGACCAGATCACCAACGGAGAATAGGCGATCAACGGCCGGATCGAAGCCCGTCGCGTCGAGTGCGCAGTGGAGCGCGGTGAAGCACCCATGCACGTCACCGACGGCGAAATCTCGACCTACAGTGTTGCGCTCGAAGCGCTGCACGTATTTGCTCAAGCTGCCTCCAATTGCATTTTTCGGGTGCGCACCGGCTCCCACTCAGCGTAACCCTGATTCCATATCTCGCGCTTTTCCTCGCGAGTGAATCGCTTACCCTGGTCATACTCAGCGTGACACCAGAAGCACGCAGGGCAAGTGAGTTCGTTTGGAACCTTCAGGCCGATGCCCTTTCCCTCATTTCGATGCGCCGGCACTGACGTCTCTTCCGGCTCGCGTCGCGGGCAGGTTCCGACAATGCGCAAATAGCAGACTTCATTGCGGCACGCAGCCAGATACTTCGAGCCCTCCGCGACGGTCGGCTTCTTGACGCGGCGCTTCATCTCCGAGCGGCGCAACGTCGTCTTCCTATCGGCCAGCGCGAACGGCTTCGGCTCCTTCCGCGCGAAACCGGTCCGCTTCATCGGCGTCTTCCTGGTGATGGTCATTCGAATTCCTGCAAGACAGCTTCAACCATAGCCTCCCGCCCGGCATCGTCAAGGTGCGGCCAAAGATAACGGTACGCGCGCGGCTCGCGCAGGAAGCTGACGATCGACGTGTGCACCTCGCGAAAATCCGAGTCTTCGAGCGCCTCGTATGCGATCGACTTCGGCATGGCGAAGAAGACGCCGTCCGGGCCCGGCACGAAGTCGCAGTGACCGGCGCCCACTTCGAGCCACTTCCGCATGCGGTCGGCGTCGTCGAAGACGTCCTGCGCGGCGAAGAACGCGCCGAGCATCGCGAAGTGGCGTCGATGGAAGCGCGGCGAGCGCGGGATCTTGAACTCGAACGCGAGCGTCTCGCCGATCTGGAGCTGGTCGATCTGCGCACGGAACCGGCCGTACGCGCGCTGGTGGCGCTCGTCGAGGCCGGCGAGCTTGCCGGTTTCGTCTTTGCGCAAAATCACCTTGCTCATGCTTTCAGCTCCGTCAAGCCGCGCCATTCCCTGTCTTGCCAGTAGCTGACTTCACCACGCTCTGCTCGCGCGATGCATTCTGGGATTTCTTCCTCGCAGCTTGCCCAGTGCCATACGCCGCCCTTGCAGACTGACCATGCCGATTCGAAGAAAAGCGAGCCATCCACGCGCGTCTCGTAAAGGCCGTCGTGAACCGGCTTGACATCATCGGGAAACCATTCAGTCTTCGTCACTTCTTCCCTCGCATCTGGTTGTATGCGCGGCGCGCGCCTTTGCTCGACAGTCCCTGAGCCTTGCGGATCTGCATCTCCTCGATGCGGATCTGAAACGCCGACTTGCCATTCCGATACCGACGGCCGCGTTCTGGCTGATAACCGGGAGTCGGGTAGCTTCCGCCCAAGTCGTTGAACGCGATCGACACCGATGCCGTCGCTGCCATTGCTGCCGCCATTGCGGCCATGCCCCAAAGTGCTCGCCTCACCCCTTCCTCCTCAGTCGATCCCACGCCTCAGCGTCGAGCGGCCCCTTCTCGTGCAGGTAGCGGATCTCGACGGGCGCGCCAGATGCCGCGAGCAAAGCCGCTTGCGCGGCCTGCCACGTGCGCCAGTGCGCATCCTTCACGCTGGCGAGGAGGCAGCCGCCGACCTCCTCGTAGAACGCGTCGAACTGTTCACGAGCGCTCATTTCACCTCCCGAACGCGTGAAAGATCGCGTCAACAGTCGTTTTGATAAGGTCGTGCGCACATAGCGCGTACATTGCGGCGGCGAACACATCTCGCTTTTTCATTGCGGGATCACCTTGAGCAGGAGCTGGAGGCCCATAACGCACACGACCGGCCACACGAGAACGAATACGATTCCTTGTGCGTCGGGCGTCATTTCTGCTCCTTTTTCTGCCAAGGCCACTTCCGAAGCTCGCGCTTCTCCCCGGCTTTCCATCGCGGCATAGTGATGTCCCAAATTCTGCGCGTTGATGGATCGCATTCGAGGATTCGCCAGTGCCAAGGCGAACTCAATGCCACAAACCGATCCATCTGCGCGATCATGGTCCGGCGGCGCTGACGCATGTTCATTTCGGCTCCTTGATCGGCTGAGTCCAGTCACGGCGCTTGACGCCCATGACGGCAAAGTACGCGTCAAAGTCGGCGGGCAGCATTACGCGGCCTCCTCGTAGTCGATCAGGTTGATGTGCACGCGGCCCTTCGGCGCCTTCGGGATCGAGATCAAGCCGGCGGCAGCCGCAAACGGGTTGAACTGCCCTTCCCTCAGCTTTTTCCTTGTGCGGAAGCGCTTGGAAAGTTCGGCGCTGGTATTCCTCTTGGGTTTCGGTGCGCGCTCGCCTTCCCCCCATGCCCAGACGGGAGTCCAGTCGCAGCCATTGCTGCGCTTCGCCCAATCTGTGACGTGATACTTCGTTCCTTCGCTTTCCCGAAGCAGTGCCCTAACCCGGTTCCCGGATGCGGACGTCATCTCGGCGATCTGGTCGGCCGTTCCCGTAAATCCGTTGCGAAGCGCCTCGTCGATCACCTCTTCGCACCACGAGTACGTCGTCGCGCGCAACGCTCCGCGCTTGGGAAGACCGAGTTCGACGGTGCCGCGATACCTGATCGCGTTTATCGAGCGACCAGGAAACCTGCTGACGCTCGCCTTCAGCGTGCCGGGCTGCTCCCACACTTCACGTAGCAGCGCGTCTTCCGCCTCTGTCCATGAATTGCACGCTTTCATGCGGCCTCCAGTTCGAAGCGCTTCGTCTCTTTGCCGCGACGAACCATCACGACTTGCTTCGCTTCGAGACGACGAACCGATTCGCCGGCCGCGCGCGTGTATTGAAGCTTCGTGACCGTCTCAAGCAGCTGCTCGAAGAGCTCGATTCCGGCGTTCGCCGCGGGCAGGCCACCGACGCCGAACGCCAGGCGCTCATGCTTGTGGAAGTTTTCGGCCGCGTCGATCATGGCGTTCTGCGCGGCGTAGACGATGCTCAAGCCGATCTCGTTATTGCCAGCGTCCTCGCACAGGATCTGCGCGATGTTCAGCGCGTTCGTGACCGTGTGCCATGCACTCTTGTCGTTCGTGCCACGCGACAGCGAAACTGCGGCAGCATGCACGGCAGTCAGAATCGACGTGCGTGTGCTGGCGTCGAGCGGCACATTGCCGTCGAACAGGAACGAAATGATGTCTTTGCGCTTCGACTTCGGCACATGGGCCTTCCTCGGTTTTTTGTTGCCAGCCATGGTCAAAACTCCTCGATTGCCCAGCCTCCGCCGGACTTTTTTGTATTTGCCGTCACCGCGATGAATCGAAGCGGGTACTGGTCGGCGACGACCTTCACCTTTACCCGTGCATCGTCTTGCCAATAGCCCTTCACCTCATGGCACTCAAGCGCGCCGGTCGAGAGCATCACGGCGAAGTCAGGCGTGTAGAACGTGTTATCCGCGAGGCGGAATTTCATGCCTTCGAAGCGGTACCAGGCGACCTCGCCGGCATGCTTCCGGCTTTCAAGGTGCGCCGCATAGCGCGCTTCCGTGGCGTTCATGGCGCCGGCCTTGAGGCGTCCCAGCGCTTGAATGGCTTGCTTCGAGCTCATTCAAAAAATTCCCTCAGGCGTTCGATGATCCCGGCCATGGTCCGCGAGGCGTATTGCTCTCGGTATTCGTCGGACACATCGTCGCCGTCCTCTTCCATTTCCGCCGGCGACGTCATCAAACGCATGCAGCGCGAGCCGGGCGCTCGGATCACGGTCCAGCCCATCCCCTCGAATTCGCGATCGCGCTGCGCGTCTTTAGCTACGTCGTGATAAGCCTTGCCATCGCACTCCAGCGCGACGCGCGCGACGGGGTTGGCGAAGTCAGCGAAGAAGCGACCAACCGGAAACTGCGGCCACATCGGAAGGCCGGCGCACCGGATTTCGCACCATGCCGCGTACTCGATCGGCGTGAACAGGCGCACCCAATCCGCGATCCGATAGGGGTCGCCTTGCGACCAGCTCGACAACCCGTCATCCACTGCGCGCTTCTTCGTTTCATAGTTCGCGCGAATGGCCCTGAATCGATCGGCGAGCCTCATGTCCGGAGTCACCTGGAAATATCTGTATTCCGTGATCGAACGAATCAACGCCTCGACGTCCAATTCTCGGCATGAACTCATGCTCATTTGGATGCCTCCTGTGCGGCATAGATGGCCACGCGCGCAGCGATGTCGGCCTTCTTCGCCGCTTCGCGCTCGCGTTCCGTGATGACGGCTTTCGCTGCAAGATCTCGCTCCAAATCCTTATGCTGGACCACGCTGTCGATCAGCGCCTGCACTTCGCGGAGCTTCCGGCGCGCGGCTGCGGGCAGCGTCGCCTCGTCGACTTGCGGCGGCGGAAGGAGACCGGCGACGGCCGGCGCAGACAGCAGCCCCGCACGCACGCCGTCGTCGATCACCTTGATGCGGCGCTCAACGTTCCATCCGAGCGATGCCGACCAGTTCGCCGGCCTACGCGCATCGCGCGCCTCGGCGACCAGTCGCGCGTATGCGTCCTTGAACGCCATGCGCGCACCGATCTCATCGCCAAGGTCGAGAACCGGCTGAGCAGCTGCGAGCGCCGCTTGGATCTCCGCCGTCCACACGACCGTTTCCGCCTCATCGAGGCCACGCAGCGCAATAGCCCATGCCTCGTCAGGCGCCGGGCGACCGTCTGACATGCGGTTGATCACATCGGCGACGGTCAGCAGCCCGCGCACTTCGCGGCGGCAGCGCTCCAGCGCCTTCAGGACTTGCTCTTTCGGGTACGCCGACAGGTCTTCGACGAACATGCGCGCAGCGGGCTCGCTGAGCGTGCGACCGCACAGTTCCGCCGTGACGGCGATTGCCTTCAGGACGTCAACCTTATCCATGCCGCGCATCCGATTGAGCTTCTGCGATCAGCTTGGCGAACACATCGCCGTTGGTCGCCGTGCGGTCCATCTGCGCCGCGCGCTCTGCCGTCATGCGGGTACGCGTGGCCCACTCGGTGCGCAGCTTCTCGGCGTCCTTCGCCATCTGGCCGGCGCTGTGCATCGACTGCACGTAGAAGCGGTTGTTGTGCGAGACGTAGAACGCGGCGACGGCAGGCGCTTCAGCAGCACCAAGGCGCTTCACGAAGTTGGCCATCTGTGCATTCACCGTCGCGTTGCGAACAGGCGCAGTGCCGTAGCGTTGCTCGTAGGCAGCGGCGTATGCATTCCACGTTTCGCCAGTCAGTGTCGTTGCCGTCTTTTCGCCGCCAGCGACGAGTGCGACAGCACGGTCGCTGGAACGCTTTTGGTTCTTGGACGGATTAGAGGACGGATTAGAGGACGTATTGGGTGTCACGCTGACACCCCGTTCCTGTCTCTGTGACACCCCGTTAGCGTCACGCTGACACCCCGCTCCCGTCTCTGTGACACCCCGTTCGTCACGGGGTAGCACGCTGACGCCCGGCTGCTTCTTGATGCAGATGTCATAGCAAACCGGGCGACGATCATTGCGATCGATGTACGCAGCAACGATCGCCTGATTACCCTTCTCGATGATCCCCATTGCTTCGAGAGAATCGAGCCGGCGACGGATCGTGCTTTCCGATAGGCCAGTGTCCCTCTCCAGCGTCGAGGTCGAAGGGAATGCGGCCTTGCCGTTATGGTCTGCGTAATTGGCGAGGCACAGCAGCACGTGGCGCGACGGTGCGTCCGTCACGAATTGCTGATCCATCGCCCAGGTCATTGCTTGGATACTCATGCTGCTGCCTTCGCGCGTTCAAAAAGCTCGCGCTGCGCCTTCGTGGGCAGTCCGAGCAGTTGTTGTTCGTGTCCGGTGTAGATGCACTCGATCGAGCCGCGCACGGCCAGACGGCCAGCGTCCTGCAGCTCGCGGGCCACTCGGCACACACTGGAAAGAGGAATGTGAGCTTGGCGCTCGATCTCGTGACGCGTGAGCAGCGTTTCTTCGTTCTCGAAGAGCGCCATCACGATCTCGTTCTGAGTCGCGCGCTTCGCGACCGTGACGCGGTGGAACGCGATCTGTTGCGTGCCTGCGACGCGGCGTGTGCTGCGCGGGCTGTAGAACTCGGTTTCAGTGCTTTGCATCGTTTTCTCGTATGGCCATTGGGCCCGATCTGGCGTCGGATTTGGTGGCAACAAAAGGGCAAGAATGTGGCGATTACCGTCCCTTTTCTTGCCCTTGACTTTCACTCGACGATCGCCAGACGCTTCAACGTCTCGGGATTTCCCATTGCGCCAAGCGCGATCGTCGCGATGGCCTGATACATCGTCTTGTCAACGCAGACTTGGTCATCCGTCACCAGACGAATGCCCGCGTGGGAGATGATCTTGATTGCGCGCTCCAGATCTGCGACATCGCGCGAGACGGTCGCGGCAGACACACCGATGGCCGATGCGATGGTGTTCTGGCCGACTTCGGAAATTCGCTGCAATGCGATCGACAACGACTTGCGTGCACGTTCATCCGGGGTAACAGATACTTGTTCCACGATGATCCTCAGAGGTTTTGTAATGGTGTCCACTCGTAAAGGCCCCAAGACCGGCCGGCTGAACCGGCTCTATGTCAGTACAACTAAACCGCCGAAGCGGGGAACTTCGAATTCGTTATTTCTTTCGGGCGGATTTGAATTTGCGGCTGGACGTGCCGGCCGGCGGCTGCGTGTCGTCAGAGGCAGAGAACCGGTCGACGGGACCGTTGCTTGCGTCTGGCGCATAAATCGACTCGAAAGAAACCTCAATGCCACGGGAACGGGAGAACTGGATCAGCTTGATGACCGTTTCCGGAGAGGGTGTGGATGCGCCCTTCTCGTACTGGGAAACCATCGACTGACTTACGCCGATTGCAGTGCCCAATTCGGTCTGGGAGACTTTAAGAAGTCTGCGGAGGGTGAGTATCGGGTTCATGCAGCAAATATTAGTCCGACTTCTCGCGAAAGTCAACAGTCGGACTGCTTGCAAAGCATTAGTGGCACTTATATCTTTCGCCCATGCCAGCACAACCACTGACCCAATCACAGAAAGCAGACGCCGAGCGTCTCAAACGACTCTTTTCGCGATGGCAGGCTGAACGCCGCAAAGATGGGCTGCCTACGTCGCAGGAAGTAGTCGGGGGAATGCTCGACCTGACCCAAAGCGGGCTGAGCCAGTATTTGAACGGGCGGATTCCCCTAAATGTTGCGATCGTCGTCAAACTTGCTTCACTGCTAGGGTGTCAGCCGGAGGAGATCAGTCCTGCTATAGCGGAAGAAATTCGCGCGCTGACGTCGCTCACCGATGCAGGGAATACGCACTCGCACATTTCTGCGTCCGCTGAATCGACAAAAACGGGACAAAACAGGGGGCTCTTCGAGGAATCAACAGAAGCCGCAGGGAATAGCATTGATGCCACGGACAAACTAAAAAACGTGGCGGCTCCCCCACCGGAGCATCGCCTTATCCCTGTACTGACCTATATGCAAGCCGGCAAGATGATCGAAGTCGCAGACCCGTATTCCCTCGGGGGCGTTTCAGCAACTGTTTCGACGCACCTTGAACTCTCCGGGCGGGCGTTCGGCCTGCTGATTGAGGGAGATTCGATGTTGCCGGAGTACCGAGAGGGAGAATTGGTCGTAATCGACCCGGAGGAAACTCCGTTTCCTGGAGAGATGGTCTTGGCTCTAGTGCGGGGCGAGACGGTTTTTAGGAAATACCGCGAGACCGGGACGGATGCCAAGGGAGTCTTGAATTTCGAGCTGGTGCCACTTAACGACGACTTCCCGACGCTGCACAGCGAACGGGATCACATGCAGGTGATCGGCGTCATGGTTGAGCACCGAAAGTACCGCCGACGTACCCGCTAAAAACCACGAAGCGACGGGGCCAACAAAAAGCCGGCCGACGAGCTGGCAGCCGGAGTGAGGGGAGGCGCACGCGACTTGCTAGCACTTTCAGTGGGATTTAAACTTTCCCGGTAGAATGCCGTCTTACCATGAACAACCAAACCGGAGGGAAACAATGAAGCATCTGTTCAATGTCCTCGCTGGCGTGGGTTCTGCAATGAACGCATTTGGAACGCTGCCGCAGTACGATGTCCCCAAACGAGGCGACAGTGCGAGAGATTTAGCACTTGTCGGTGGTGACATGCGGAAGGTGGCATCCAGGTTAGAAAAACAAGCCAGACGGACCACCCTAAGCAGTCATGGGTCGACACACAACCGCACAGGTAAAAAGTAAAGATACCAGCTTGACCCTGTCTCACCATGAGACAGATGCGCCGCTGCTCCCTATGGCGCAGATTGAGCGCTTGGCGGAACTGCTTCCGGAAAAGGTTGACTGGGTCTTCGAGCAAGCTGCGGCAGAAGGTGAATTTCGTCGCAGCGAAACCAAGCGCGTCAATACGCTGGTTGCGGTTGAACGGCTCGGAAGCATGCTTTCTGGGTTGATCATCGGTTGCGTCGCTCTTGCAGTGTCGGCGTACTTGGCAATGAACGGACACGACACGGTAGCGGGAATCATCGGTGGAACAACTGTCGTCGGCCTGGTTTCCGCGTTCGTGATAGGTCAGCGAAAAGGCGCGGTTCAGCAGAATCAGCAACAGAAGAAATAAGACCCTCGCCTAGAAGAGCCCCGCCGCGCGCGGGGCTTTTTCATTTTCGCCGCCTGGCGAATCCCTCCCTCCACAGCGTCGCGCCGACTGAGGTCAGTAGCGCGATGTCATCGTCTGACAGCCGCGGCCATGCCTCGGCCAGCCATCCAGCGAACCCGGCCGTAGCTTCGTCGAGCCGCACATCCGCCCTTCCCTCTATATTCAGCCTCTCGAAGATCGTGATCACGTCTTCTGGGGTCATGGTTTCCTCCCTCGCGTAGCTGGCGCCCCGGACATTCTGCGTCTCAGAATTCCAACAGTCGCAAAAAAATAGAGAGCACGAAAGTTTATTAGCCCGACTGTTGACACGTGCAAGAAGTCGGACTAATATTCTGTTCATGCGCTGAACGAACAGCGCAACGCCGAAAGGAGATGCGACATGGAGCAGTTCACGGTTTCGGAATCGATGCTTGTTTGGACGTGGGGTGTCGAGTTTGAACGCTGGCTTTGTCTAGAAGGCGTCCGACTCAAGAAGCTTCGCTCCCGCATCTGCCCACGGTTGTAGTTGCAGCAAAAGGTCGAAACCGCTACGGCGGTCTGCACGTAAGGCGTGCACTGACGAGACCAACGTCTGATGCTCTTTAACCCTGATGACTGATGAATAGGCGTGTAATCGCCCTGCCCATGGCCCGGACGGCAGAACGTAAAAGTACCGGAAATGGCTGCCTGATGAGCGGCTACCGAAAGGCGCCCAGTGCTCGGTGGCGTGGTAACCGACACAGTAGCTTTTCCAAGGCGCTTTCAACGAGAGCGCCGTGGCCAAGCACAGAAACGGAGACGACATGTCCCAACCTGCAGAAGACCTTCTTGAGTTGAATCGCCTTGCCGCGGCAGATGACGGCAAGGCCGGTTCCCTGATCAACCTAATGCGCCGCGAATATGCCCTGCGATTGATCGCGCCGGGCGTCGCAGACGAGCGCGAGGGATGCTAATCATGGGCGCAGTAACCCCCTTTCTTGCCACCCGCACAGGCGAATACGCGATCGACAAAGACCTCGCGGCGCTGGATCGCGAAGACGCGATCGCTGAAGAGAAACAGCGCTACATCGACAAGCGCACCGCTGAGCTGCACGAGCGGCGCATGGCGAACGTCAGCGATGAGGATCTGATCATCGCGCTGGAATACCTGACGACGGTCCCTGCATCGGTCGCACGAATGAAGCAGTGGATCTATTCGAACGATGAGTTCTGCGCGGCGGCCATGCAAGGCGCAATCAGCGCAGCGATCCGCCTCGATAGCGCTTCGATCGCAATCACCGAGGCGAAAGCTCTGTTCGACGAGTCGGCGAGCGAAGAGCGTCACTGAATGCAGTAACGAGCGGCAGAGGTCTGATCGATGGGCGTTCGCGGAGCGCTTATTTTTCAGCCCTTTGAGCGTAGGAGTCCTTAATCCCGCCGGCTAAGTCTCGGCGAACTGGAAAGAACGATGGAAGGGAATGAGATACCTCTGACAAGAGGGCGAGTTGCGATCGTCGACAGCGAGGATTACGAGCGCTTGTCGCGGCTCAAATGGCGTCTGAGCGCTTACGGCTATGCCGTCACCAGCCTGCCGCGAGAGAAAGGGAGCCGGCGCCAGAAGGAAGTGAAGATGCATCGATTGATCATGGGATTGTCGGCGAGCGACTCGCTCGTGGTTGATCACAAAGACACCGACAAGCTCAACAACCGACGTTCCAACCTGCGCGCTTGTGAGCGATCCAAGAACACCTTGAACGTCGGGCTTCGTACTGACAACCGATCTGGCTTCAAGGGCGTGACCCTGAAGTGGTCAACGGGCAGGTGGGGCGCGCGGATCAAGTTAGACGGTAAAACGAAGCACCTCGGTCATTACGCCTCGCCAGAAGAGGCTCATGAAGTGTATTGCCTGATCGCAGACATGCTGCATGGGGAATACGCAAATCATGGAACAGCCCAATCTATTTCGGAGCGCGTGTGAGCATGGAAAACAAAAACGGACGGCAACTCAATGTGATCGAGCGCGCTGCAATCGCACTGGGGACGCCGGAGCATGAGAAGAAACTGCGCGAGTTGGTCACGCAGTCGGCGTCGATCATCGAGATCAAGAACGCAGACGCACGTACGCAGTGCCATTCGGCGTACATGGTTCTGAAGAATGCCCGCGTCGAGATCGAGAAGGCGGGCAAGACGGCGCGCGAGGACGCGACGGCGTTCTCGAAGGCGGTGATCGAAGAGCAGAAGCGGCTCGTCGAGATCACGACGGCCGAAGAGTCAAGGCTGCAAGGGCTGCGCGACGTGTGGGACGAAGCGCGCGAGGCTGAGAAGCGCGCAGCACGCGAGGCCGAGTCGAAGCGAATTGCGGACATCAAGCTGAAGATCGAAGCCTTCATGCTCGACGCGATGGCAGCCGCATCGAAGTCATCGGCCGAGATCGCTGAGTATGCCGACAGCCTCGACAAGATGGTTATTTCCATCGACGAGTTCGCAGAGTTCACCGGCGAGGCGCAGGCGAAGCAATACCAGACGGTCAAGTGGCTGCGTGAGCGGCACTCTGACGCGGTTGCGAAGGAAGAAGAAGCCAAGCGCCTCGATGCCGAACGCGCCGAAATCGCCCGACTCCGCGCTGAGCAGGAAGAGCGGGAGCGCCAGGCAGCAGCCGAGCGCGCCGAGCATGAGCGCAAGGCGCGCGCGGAGCGGGAGGCAGAGGAAGCCCGGTTTCGCGCGGAGCGTGCCACAGCCGAAGCGAAGCTCCGCGCCGAGCGCGAGGCGCACGAAGCCGAGATGCAGGTGCAGCGCGACGAGATCGCGCGCCAGCAGGCGGAGATCGCAGCGGCAAAGGCCGAGCAGGAGCGCATCGAGCGCGAACGTAAGGCAGCGATCGAGGCGGAAGAGCGCCGTAAGCGCGAGGAAGCTGAAGCCGCAGCGCGCGCCGAAGCCGAGCGCATTGAAACAGAGCGCCGGGCCGCCGTGCAAGAGCAGATCCGGCGCGAGCAGGAACAGTTCGCCGCGAACGGACCCGGCGACGTGGAGATTGTGATGTTGCTGGCCCATCAATACGACGTCGCCGTTGGCGATGTGATGGGCTGGATGAAGAAGTTCGATTACGACGCAGCCGATGCAGCGTTCGCAGCGATGAATGCGAGCGGATCTCTGCCAGATATGGAGAAGGCGGCATGAGCGAAGAACGCGAAACGTTCTGGATCGTGTGGTGCCCGACTGGATCGCAGCCGCCCCGGCATCAACACGCCGGATATGACCAAGCCGTGCGCGAGGCCGAGCGCCTCGCCATGAGCGCGCCGGGCCAAGAGTTCTACGTCATGGCCGCCGACACCATGCGCATCGTCGACAACATGAAACGTGTCGACTTCGTGCGCGAAATGCCCTTCTAAATCCACGACGCCCCG